CCGATGCCGCGCGGGGCGTCACCGTTGCGGATCGCTTCGACGACGTGCTGCTTGACCTGCTGCTCGAAGAGATCCGGGTTGAAGCCCTCGATCTCATCGCGTCCGGCGCGGACCTTCTCCTGCCAGTAGCTCGGGTTGATCTCGCCGCTGAAAGCGGTGTTCCGGAACAGGTCGAACATGTCCGGGGTGGCGTCGATGTCGAAGTGGAACGTCCAGCCCGTCTTCACGACCAGGTTGTACGGCCACGTGATCAGCTGGAAGGAGCCGATGCTGCCGCGCCCCTCGGTCATGAACTTGAGGTGCCGGTACAGGCCGTCCTCGTGCTCGACGGTCATCTCGTGGCCGCGCGTCTCCCGGGCGAACCGGGCAGCGGACTCGGAGTAGTCGGTCATGCCGCACCGCCGATCAGCGCGTCCACAGCGTCCGACCAGGCCACGTCACTGACGCCGACGTAGCGGGCCTCGACCCGTGCACCGAACTCGGTCAACGCATGCCGGGCCTCGAACGAACCGGTCGGGGTGTACGCGGACTGCTGCCCAGGGCTCTTGGTGGTGGCGTTGCGGATGTGGCCGATCGCCCCGTGGGCGCTCTGCGTCGAGTTGTACTCGCCGACGGGCAGCCACTCGCCAGGCTTGGCGCGGCACGAAGCGGCAACAGCGAAGTGATCTACGCGGGCGTGGCGGATCATGCGGCACCGCCCTCGGCCAGGTGAATCAGCTGCTGGATGACCGTGCGGATCGTGGCGACCTTGAACCGGCGCGGCTGCTCCGCGACCTGCGCCGCCAGCACCAGCCACGCAGCCTTCGCGGACATCGACGCCATCGCCGTCTTCGCGCAGCGCGCATGCCACCAGTCGCCGTGCACCCTGGTGATCGGCTCGCCGACCGCGGTCATCTCATTGCACCCGGGGCACGGAGAACCGCCCCACGTCGACAGGTGCACGACCTCACCGTCCGGGCCGCGGAAGAACTGCGGCTCACGACGTCCCGCCGACTCGATAGTCAGCAGCGGAAGTTCGACCAGCTCGCTCATCGACCCGCCTCCAGTTCCAGCTGCGGTGCCGACGTGGCCTCGATGGCGCGTGGCTGCCCCGTGTCGTTGTTGTTCGCGGTCAGGCCGTCCTTGATGAGGCGGGCCTTCAGCTCCAGCTCCGGCTCGCCAGGGCGGACGCGCGTGTTCTCGCGGCGCGCTCCGCCGATCTCGCCGTGGCCGTGGAGGTAGAAGAACGGCTTACCCTTCGCCGCGGGGTGACGGTGCTGCGACCCGTCGCGGTAGCTGCCGTTGTCTCGCTGCGAGCCCTTACCGCGCTGGTTGATCAGGTAGCCGCGGGCGTACAGGTGGTCCATGAAGGTCCGCTCGGTCAGCGCCGAGAAGTACTTCTTGTGGAAGGAGCGGAGTGTCAGCCCGTCGCCAGCCTCGATAGCCGACTGGAACGCCTCCGCCTTGTCGGCGCGCTCACGCTCGGAGCGGGCCACGTCGAGGGCAAGCCCGAGCGCCTGATGGATCTGCGCGATCGAGTCGAGGTCGTTGAGCTGGACCTCGGCGGTGGGCGCGCCCGGGGCCTCGTAGCGGCCGGTCTCGCGGATGGACGGGATGACCTCGTGGGTGATCCAGCGGCGGAACGCCTTCGCCTGCGGGCGGTCCGAGCGGATGATCAGCTCGTACAGGCCCGGCTCGTTGACAATGCGGGCGGACTGCTTGCGGCCCATCGAGTCGATGACGTCGGTCTGACCGACCCCATCCGAGTCGAGGCGTGCGACGGCGTCGCGGCTGTTCTTGATGTCCAGGACGGAGCAAACGTCCTTGGCTAGCCACCACGGCTCGCCGTCGATCATCACGGACCGCACGTGCTGCGCAGTCTCCGGGAAGGTGAACACCAGCGGGGTGCTTGGGGATGGGACCATGGTCACGGTCCACTCCGTTCTGTACGGGATGTGTGGGTGGATCGCGCGGCGTGAGCCGCGGTGGCCCCGGCTGTCGGTGTGCGAACCGGCGGTTGGGGCCGCGGCCGTTAGGCGGCGGCGCGCTGCGGGAGACGGGCCTCGGCCGGCCGGCTCTCGCTCTCGCGGTCCGGGTCCGGCGTCATGGCGGCCTGGTACTGGCCTTCGAGGTAGGCGTCGAGGTCGGCGATCCTGTAGGCGATGTAGCCGCTGGGCTTGAAACTGGGCATGCCATCGGCCTTGTCCTTGCCGGTGAGGCGCCACTTGCGGAGCGTGGTGAGCTCCAGGCCGAGGTACTCGGCGGCGCCTTCGATCCAGAGGCAGCCCTTCGGGGGCTGTGGCTTGGGGCCCTTCCTGTACACGTGGTTACTCCTTCTTGGTGGGGGGAGACGCGAGAGACGCATCGTCCAGTTCCGGAGACGCTTTGGGCGCGAAGAGGACCAGGAGGGCGACACCGAGGGACTCCACGAGGGAGTGGGCGTCTTCCATGTCGGCGGTCTTCTGCCTGCCTGTGGCGAGCTTTTCTATGAGGCCGGATCCACAGCCGCTGGCTTCAGCGAGGCTGTCGTATCCGTAGGGGGTGCCTCGGCCTGGATGTTTCATGATCCATCTGAAGATCTGTGCACTTCGGAGCGCGTATCGACGGCTCAATGGTTCCCCCGTGGTGCGGAGCGGCCTTGATGAGATAAGTGAAGCACGACAGAGACGAATCGTCTACAGAACTGGACGACAGACCCGCGAGTATCGGCAAAACTTCTGGCTGGATAGCATTGATCTGTAGACGATCCGTCTCCGAGCGGAGATGGTTGTAGGGACTGACCTGGTATTTTTCCGGCGCACGCTCCCCCACATAGAGACAGTCGGTGCTGAAGTGCCACGAGAGGACGACGAGGACATGACGGCTCCGGCCACCGCCCCAGACCCCGGCGCGGCCGCACACTCCCCTGCCGGTGCGCTCTCCCAGCTCATCCAGGAAGCGCTGGACAAGGGCGACTCGTATCAGCGGCTCGCCGACCGGGCCATCGACCCTGAAACCGGCGAGACCGTCTCCAAGCCGTACCTGCAGCGGATCGTGAAGACTCCGCCCGCGAATCCGCCCACCCCGCCCATGATGGGTGCGATCGCGGCAGCCCTCGGCAAGCCGGTCCGGCGCATCCAGGAAGCTGTCGCCAAACAGTGGCTGTTGTATGAGGCCACCGAGCTGGCCGGATACGACTCCGAGGTGCGCATCATCGTCGGCCACCTGGCAGGCAAGACGCCCGAAGAGCTGCGCCGCTGGCGCTACATGATCGAGGCGGACGAGCGGGCGAAGCGCGAGGCCGGCGAGTAGCCCAGTAGCTACTGAACTTCTGTCAACTGATCGCGAATGTCCGTAAGTAGACTTTTCTTCAACCGATTGTCGGCGACTCCCTGTAGACGTAGTCTTCACCAACCGTGCACTTCTGGCCGTTCTGGCTCGTAGTGCACCGTTGTGCTAGGAGGCCGCATGCTGGATGTCGCTTATGAAGCCGTCGAGGACCTCGAGCCCGGCAGGCTGGCGAAGATAGACGAAGACCGTGGGACGCTCCGCGTTCAGGTTGATGCGGCGGCGCCGCTCCCGGACGTAGTGCGGCAACTGAACATCGAGATCGATCAGTTGCTGACCAGCTCGGACTGGTTCCAACTATGGAAGGACGAGATCGTCTCCCGCGGTACGCCAGTCTCTTCGCTCCGGGTTGTGTACCTCCTGGAGAAGAAGGAGGAGGACGGCGTGTTCATCGAGGAGCGCAAGGGTCTCATCAGCGTGTACATCGACCCGGTCCTCAACGCCGCAGGCTTCGCTGCGGCGATGAATCCGTCCACCGAGAGGTTCCTTGCTGGGGGACAGTGGTTCCAGCTGTACGCCGGTGAGATCATCGACAACAGCCCGGAGCCCATGAGACACATCTGAACGAGCGGGAGCGGCGATGGCGGGATACATCGAGGATCGCTGGTTCAAAAAGGGCCCACCCGATCCGGACGATCCCAAGCAGAGGCCGACGAAGGCTCCCACGGCCCGCCACGGCCAAGGTAAGCGGTGGCGCGTGGCCGGCATTCCCGGGGTCCGCAACCGCTCCTTCGAGAAGCTTGAGGGTGAGCATGGCGCCAAGGCGTGGCTGAAGCAGGCCGCCACGGACAACTCCCGCGGCGAGTTCTACGACCCGCGCGACGGCTCCATCACGCTCGACGAATACGTGCGCACCCACTGGTGGCCCACGCTGCGGAAGTCGCCCACGACGAAGCTATCCATGCGGTCGCGCATCTTCAATCACATCCTGCCGCACGTGGGCCAGATGCCGCTCAACAGGATCGGTTTCGATGAGATCAAGGCTTGGCAGACGCGTGCCGAACAGAACATCGACGTGGGCACCCTTGTCGTCACGTGGGCGCACTTCTCGTCCATTCTGCAAGCCGCCCACAAGGCCAAGCGGATCCCTGCCAACCCGTTCCGGGACTCCGAACTTCGGGCGCCGCGCCTTCCCAAGTCCAAGGCGCTGGCCTGGTCGCAGGACACTGTCGCCTCCGTGCAGGAGCAGCTACCGGAGCGCTACCGCATCCTCGTGAGCCTCGCCGTCGGCGCCGGCCTGCGCCAGGGTGAGGCCCTTGGCTTCTCTCCCGACGACATCGACGGTGAGGACATCCGCATCGTCCGGCAGATCGTGAAGGTCAACGGGCACTTCGGGTTCGGTCCACCGAAGGGCAACAAGGAGCGCACCACGCCGTGTGCGCCCGAGCTGGCCAAGGCCGTCAAGGAGTACGCCAACCGCTTCCCGACCGTCGAGGTCACGCTGCCATGGGTCGACCCGGACCGGCCTAGTCTGGCGTGGGAGGACCGGCCGAAGCGGACGGTGCGGCTACTCGTCACCACGCAGTTCAGGAACGGCGTCAACGGCGGCGCCGTCAACAAGGACACGTTCAACGACAAGCACTGGAAGCCGGCGCTCGCGGACGCCGGCCTCATCCCGTCCCCCGAGGTGACCTACGTGGAGCCGAAGCAGGGCGTGAATCCGTGGCGCAAGGAGACTTGGGCCATGCCGCGCGAGTTCGGCTTCCACGTTCTTCGGCATACGTTTGCTAGCGTCGCCCTGGCCGCAGGTGAGACCATTACCCAGCTGGCTGCGTGGCTCGGCCACAGCGATCCGGCGTTCACGCTGAGGACTTACGTGCACTTCATGCCGAAGTCCGGGAGCCGCGGGAGGGCCGCGCTCGGGAGCTTCCTCTCGGGCGCCGCAGTAGCAGAGGTTGAGCCCCCTGAGACGGATGAGGAAGTCATCCGAAATGGATCTCCCCAGATTCTCCCCAGCGCGCGTGGATCATGAGTTTGGCGGCCGTCCGGACGAGTCGGGCGGCCACCTTCTAATCCCATCACCGAGCAGTGTTTTAGCCGCTCAGGGCACGTACACCGTCGGCCGGGGTGCCGTCGCCATCCCGTTGCCGATGAAGAAGCTCGGGTGCGGGGGCTGGTTGTAGGCGGTGTTCTGCCAGCTTTCGGGTGTCGACCTGCGCCGACTCGGCGCCTCTCAAACAAGATCTGCCTGACCTGCTGTGATGCATGACGATGAGTTGAGATCTGTTGAGATGCACTACTAACGGGCGGCTCTCCCCGGCCACTCCCCGGCAGCCTGCACTCCCCAGATTCTCCCCAGGAATCCGCTCGCCGGAGACCCCGCGAACTGCCAGAACGCCCTATTCGGGAGTCTCGCCGACGCGTCCCGGGCGGTACTCGCTCCCCGACCGGGCGGCAGCCTCCCGTCTTGTGTCCTCTATGGCGATGACGCAGTCCTCGCAACCGCGGACCTCCTTCTCACCGTCCGCGCGGGGGTGGATGACGCCGACCAGGGCCGTCGGGACCTCGCCTCGCTCGGGATGCCGGAAGCACACTCCGGGCTCCCACTCGTAGAGGTCGAGGATCTGCTGTCGGTCCATGGAGCGTCTCCCGCTGGCGGTGCGTGGTCAGGGGTCTGTGGGGGTGGAGCGCTAGTTCCCGGCTTGCTGGACGGGATGCGCGTGTGGGGAGTCATTCACCCTTTCGGGCGAACGGGCGTTCGATTCCTGCACACTACCTGGAGCCCTGCGGCATATGCCAGAGCGTCGCAGGGCTCGCACGTTGTGTAGCCGAGGTGCCGCCCCCTGTGGAGCGGCTCCTGCTCCTGCTCTACGGCGGGGAGCTGACGGTCCGTCGCAGACGAAGGCAAGATCTTTTAATGCCTCAAATCTGCTGCTGACTTATGATCATGATCGGTAAGAGGTTGGTCGGGTGCCAGCCGATCAGCCCGAGTGGGTCCTCGACGCCCGCCGAGCCACCGGCGACCGCATCCGCGTGCGCCGGCTGCACCAGAACATGACTCAGGAGACCCTCGCATACACCAGCGGCGTCGACCGGTCGACGATCCAGCGCATGGAAGCCGGCCAGGAGATGAAGTTGAGCCACCTTCTGCTGATTGCTCACGCACTGCGGGTTCACGTCACCGACCTCCTTCACGGCTAAACGGTTTACGCGGGGCAACGGTTGACCGTGTGACTGAACCAGAGTCAACAGCACGTTAGGCCTCAATGGAAGCGTGGGCGCTGCATATTTGTGTGCGACCTGTGTGCACCCCGCACGTTTCTGTAGCTGCAGGTCAGGCGGTGGCCACGGCTTACCTGACAGGCAATTTCAAGGTCCAGTCCAACGGCAGTCGACGGAGGGGTCAGCCACGCTTGTGGCAGCGGCAGGCGCACCGCAGCAACGGCACGGGTATCCGGGTGAGGCCGGACGGCAGGTCGACGTTCCCGTGGCACTCCTCGTGCTCGCCGAGGCGGCACGCGCCCGCAATGCCCTCGTCGGATGCAGCCGGTCGGCGCGCGATCGGCGGCTTCACAGGACGCCGTCCAGGCCGGTGGCGGATACGGCGGGGCACACGTAGACGGTGCGTACCGCGGATCCGGTGGGCGACAGCTGGTCGCCGATGCGCACGGCCTCGTGATCCCGGCTGCCGCAGCGGCACGGGCTGGGCCCGACCGGCTCTATGGCGTCGATCGTGTCGGCGGTCTGGACCGCGGGCTGCGGCTCCGTAGGGTGGTTCATGTCGACGCTCCGTTCGTCGGCTGCCTCCGGGGCTGCGTGGCCCGCTGCCCCGGGGGCTCTTGCAATTGCAGGCTAGCCCGAGTTGTATCGGCCTGTCTCGCGACGTATCGATACGTAGCCCAAGATGCTGGTCTGTGGCGCCCTGTCTAGCTTCGGATCATGGCCGTAGATCCCGATGCTGAGATTGACCACGAGGGTCCGATCACCCCGTACCGGCAGCTCGCCGAGATCCTGAAGGCGCGGATCGCGCGCGGGGACTGGACGGAGGGGCGGCCGATCGCGTCGGAGACTCGGCTGGTGCAGGAGTACGGGCTGGCCCGGTCGACGGTGCGGCGGGCGATCGCCGTACTGGCCGAAGAGGGCGCGGTGTGGACGGTGCAGGGGCGCGGCACCTACGTGGGGCAGCCGCCCGCCGAGGGCTGACATGCCGAAGCCCCGCCGGTAGCGGGGCTTCTCTTCAGGCGGTGAGGTCGGTGCGGGCTCCGCGGCCGGGGCGTGCGGCGTGTGCGGCGCGTACCTGCTCGGCGTCGTACAGGGACTCTCCGCTGCGGCCCGCTTCCCTGCCGACCGCCCTGACGCCCCAGCGGGACAGGGTCTTGCGGGCGCTGCCGGTGGTGGTGGCTCCGATGTGTTCGGCGACGGCCGCGATCGTCCACAGCTCCGGCGACTTCAGCGCCTGCATGACGTCGGCGATGTGCTCGGCGAGGCTGCTGGCGACCTCGTAGCTGTCCTGCAAGAGCTCAGGGTCGGCGGTGGGGAAGCGCTGGGCCTCGGCGGCGATGTAGTCCTGGAGGGCCGCGTAGAGCAGGTCGCCGTGCTCGTAGATGATGCGGGCGGCGGCGCGAGTGGGGTCGGCTTCGGCGGCCTGCTCGACGGCGGGAGTCTCCGTCGGCTGCGGCTCGGCCTCGACGGCAGGCTCCTCGGTGGCGGGGGTCTCGTAGCCGTCGGTGTCGGTGGGCGCGCCCCAGTATTCGGCGGCGAGGGCGAGGACGGCGTCGGCCTGCTTGATGGGGAGAACGTAGTAGTCGACGCGGATCCGAGCGCCGAGGGCCTCGATGGCGGCGCACTGTGCGGCGTTGAGGACCGGGATGTAGCGGCACTTGTCGGTGGGGTCGGCGAGGCGGTGGGCGATTTCGATGAGGCCGCGGCGGGGCCGGATGATGACGCGGCCGTGGGTGCCGTACTGGATGCGGTGCTGGTGGCGGGTGCTGTCCATGGTGTCCCCCTGAGTCGGTGCTGCCCTGACACCCATGACTATGCCTCACTGCGAGGCATAGTTCAAGAGGGATGGCCAGACCGACATATGCCACCCCTGCCCTGTCGGTGCCGCCCGTCGGACCGGCGCCCTAAACTGATCAGCATGCCCCCCACTCCCCCGCCCTGCGGCCCCGTTCGGCCTGCCGAGGTGGTGAATGAGGAGATCCGCGCCCTGGTCGCGCAGGCGGGCGGCTGGCTGTACGGGGAGACGCGGCAGCGATACGAGGTGCTGCGGGACGAGTGGACGGTGGCGACGGCAGCGGAGCGGGGCGAGATCGTTGAGGCGGCGTGACCGGTACGGTGACACGGCGACGCCCCGCCTGCTTTCCTCAGGCGGGGCGTCTACAGAGTCCCCCTACTTGCTGCCAGACGCCACGCGTCCACCAGGGATCACCCCGATCTTGACGAGCCTGGCTCGCATGTTCTTCGGGGTGACGTTGTGGCACTTGGCCAACTCCTCCACCACCGCGAGGGTCCCGCCAAGTTCGTTGAACTCTGCGATGAGTCCCTCCCTCCTCTTTTGGGCGGCACGCTTGATGCCCTCTCGGGCGTTGGCCGCACTCTTCGACATGGCGGTCTTCTCCTGCGGTGTTGCCGCCCGTCGTGCACGGTTGTCGGCGCCTCCAAGGCCGAGTCGCGCAAGCGCGCCCCTGACCCCATCGATCCCGAGCCCTGCTTCGGTAGCGATATCTCGCAAGAGGACGCCCTCTCTGAAGCGGCGTCCGACCAGTTCATCTACGTGCGCCATATCTCTGCGGACTTGGCGCCTACGCCCTTCGTTGGCGGCTTCAACTCGCTCTGCCGCCACCGCTTCATAGCCCTTACGTGACATCTCGGGCCAGGCTGGCCGCTCGGTCAGCAGCTCACGGCAGCTTTGCGAATGACTGGGGTCGCAGATGGATGCCCTCTTCTTCAGTCCAGCCAGTTCGCGCAATTCAGAGGCGCCGATGCCGTGCGAGCGGCCCGTATGGGTGGCCAGGACCTTGTAGGGCCCTCGGCCGCACCATGGGCACTTGCCTGCCTCGATGGCTTCGCGCACCGCAGACGGGTCGGGTGCAATGACCTGTCCGTGTTGTCCCTCCGGGGAGCGTGCCAGCTTCTTCGTGGCAGCTAGCGGGTCTGCATAACGCCCGTGGGTCTGGCGACGGTTCGAGCGGTTCGCCACGTTCAGCCCCTTCCCTTGTGGGGCTTGGTTTCGTGGTTGCGGACGCTGGCCTCGGTGCCGGTGTAGGTGCAGCCCTGGACGGAGCAGCGCACCCAGCCTCCACCGTTGACGGCTGCCTCGGTGACGGACTTGTCGGGCCCGTAGCCGTGGGTGGCGAGGAGCTTAGGGACAGTCCCGCCGTATTCGGCTGCGACGAGCGCAGCTTCGGCGATCTTGTCGTGGCCTCGGGCGAAGAAGGAGCCGATGCCGGTCTCCGTGCCGCAGCCACACCAGCAGGAGCCGGTGGGGATGAGTCGCTCGGTCATCGCCCGCCCTCCAGCAGCGCGCCGATGGCTGCGACGACGTCGGAGACGGCCTGGTCATAGGCCTCATCCTCCGGGGTACCAGTCGCATCTTCCAGGTACTCGCCGCGCGCGGCCTCGATGGCTTCGCGGAGGACCTCGGCGCGAGTCTCGCTCTCGGTTTTCGTCATGTAACCAAGGTAGCCAATCTAGATTGGCAATCAAGGCGAACTAGAAAAAGATACGCACGTTGCTGCCGCGGCGGAGCGGCTGCGCGGGGACGTCGTCGAGGCGGCCTAGGATCTCCCGGTGGCATCTATCGAATTTCCTGAAGATCTGATCGCGCTGGCCCGCACCTCCTGGGCTGAGATCCAGCGTGGCGAGCTGACCGTGGACACGGCGCGCGCCGTACACGAGGCGGTCGGCGCGTTCGCCGAACAGTCCGGGCTGCGGCGGATGGATGTTGAGCTCGGGCTGAAGACGCTCGTGCGGTACGGGACAGCGGCCTGACAGTCGAGCGCCCCGCCCCCGTGGCGCTGTCCATCAGGGGCGAGGCGAGCGCGTGCAGCCATGCAACGCGGATAGATACGACCATGCTACGGGCGGGCACTGACAACGAGGGCGCCCCCGCCGACGGGGGATGGCGACGGGGGCAGCATCAGTCTGCCAGGCCGTCCGCCTCGTCGGGCCAGGACGCGAGGACCAACTGCTCCTGCTCGTCGACGAGGACGATGCGGGCGCCGTCGACGGTCCCGTGCTCGCCGATCCAGCGGCGGAACTTCCGCTCGGCCGTCGCGCGGTCGCCCCACCAGCCGTGCATGACGGGACGGCCGCCAGCGTACAGGGTGAGGTGGTAGCGCTGGTCGTCCACGCGGTCAGCCTGCCATTCCGTCGTCGGTGAGGATCGCCAGCGGGGCGCCCGCTTCCCGGGCGGCCGCGCGTAGGTCGGCGACGATGCCCGCCACCGTCGACGGCATCCGGGACGGCAGCAGGCGGGTTACGGCGAGGAAGTGGTCCCGGCAGGTGTCCAGCCAGTGGCGCCCCACGCCGGGCACGTCGACGACTCGGGTTGCCCTGGCCGGCTGGCCGCACTGTGCGCACCGGTGGCCGCCGTCGAGGCGCGCTGTGCTCGTGCCGCGGTAGGGCGCCCACGGCGGGGCAGGGTCCAGGGCGGCCGGGTCGATGCCGAGGGTGCGCAGCAGGTCAGCGTCCATGTAGTCCTCTCTCCCCCGGGGATGCGGAGGGAAGCCTAGCGCCTAGAATCGAACACGTGAACGACCAGCACGGCTCCCGCCTCGACCAGCTCCTCTTCCTTAAGCGCGTCCAGGAAGCCGACCTCGAACGCACCCGACGGTGGATCGCAGCAGAGGAACAGCGGCAGGCCGAGCAGCGTCGCGGCGAACAAGCCCGGCCGCCCGAACCCGAATGGCTCATCGAGCAAGGCCTCGACGGACGGCAAGCCGTGTACGTCCACATCGGCGGCTGCCACATGGCAGGGAAGAGGAGCCGCGGCGTCGAGCGGGACCAGGCGCTCCGGGCGCTCGCCGACGGGATCGCCGCCTGCACCCACTGCCGGCCGGACAGCGAGCTCGGGTACCTGGAGGGATGACCGCCCTCAGTAGCCCTTAGCCATCACCCTGATCAGGTCTGCGAACGCTTGACGCTGCCGCTCGGGCAGGGCGGCAAGAGCCGCCACCAGATCGGCGGCCTCGCCGGACACGTCCCACGACAGACGCACGTCGAAGAACTGAGCCGCAGCCGCCTCCTGCAGCCGCACCCTCGGTAGCTGCAATCCCGCAGCTAGCGCGCCCAACAGTTCCATCGACGGTGGAATCACGGGCGCACCCGTCTCCAGACGGTAAAGCCAACCCGTCGATGCTTTCGTCCTCGACGAGGGTTCGACACAGGCTGCTGCAAGGGATTGATACGACAGCCCCAGCTCAAGCCTGCGGCTCCTCACCAACTCCACCAGCTCACTAGCCATGCGCCCTCCAACCCAACGAGAAGCCCGCCTCGACGGGGGGATGCGAGACGGACGCGCGGCCAGTGTGGCACGGAGGGCTGACAGAGGGTGCGGCGCCGTCAGGCCAGCCGCAAGTCAGGCGCTCGACTTCCGCGCCTTGGTCGTCTTCTTCGCCGCGGTCTTCTTGGTGGGCTGCTTCTTCGCCGTCTTCCTGCCCGCGGTCTTCTTCTTCGGTATCTCGTGGACGGTGGCGTCCTCGCCGCGTGCGGTCCGGGCCTTGGCGACGGACTCCTGTAGCGCGGCCATCAAGTCCACGACCTTGCCGGTCGGGGCCTCCGGCTCCTCAGCCTTCGGCGGCTCCTTGTGTTCCCGCTTCGCCTCGATGAGCTGCTCCACGGCCTCGGTGTACTGGTCGGTGAACTCGGGGCCTTCGAGGTCGTCGCGGGACAGGCGGTCGATCAGGTGCTCCGCCTCGGCAATCTCCTCGTCGGTGAGCTCCACCGCGTCAGGCGCCAGCTCGGACGGGTCGCGGATCTCGTCGTCCCACCGCATGGCGTGCAGCACGATCACACCGTCGCGGACCCGCAGCAAGCCGAGGCGCTCGCGGCCGCTCCACGCGTACTTGGCGACCGCCACCTTGCTACTCCGCTCGAGGGCCTGGGCCAAGAGCTTGTACGGCTTCGCCGCCACCTGCCCATCCGGCTGCAGGTAGTACCCGTGCCCCACCCGAATTGGGTCGATGCTCTCCGCCGGCATGAACGCCACCAGCTCGATCGCCTTCGCCGTCGGCAGCGGCATCTGCCGCAGCTCCTCGTCCGACACCGCGATGATCGTGTTCTTGGACAGCTCGTAGCCCTTCCCGATCTCTCCCTGGGTGACCTCGCGGTCCTCGAGTTCGCAGTACTTCCGGACGCGGACGCGGGCCATGTCGTCGAGGTGGACCTGGTGGAAGCGGATGCTGTGGTCTTCCGTGGCGCTCACGACGTGGATCGGGACCGTGACCAGGCCGAACGAGATGGCGCCTGACCAGATGGTTCGGGGCATGGTGGACCTCCGCGACAAGCCCCGAGCAGCATCAGACTACGGCGAGGGAGCGGGTACGGCACGCGCCGGAACCAGCGGCACCAGGCACGCACCTTCACCTACCAGGCCGCTGAAAAAATCTACCCGAAAGCTATTGACTGGGGGCATATCGCTGGCAATGTGGTTACTAGGCCACAGCACCGAAAGAGCCACAACGTCGATCAGGACGTCTAGTCGACGGAGTGACCCGGACAGGATGTGGTTCAGGCCCCCGGCAAGCCGGCGCGATACCGAAGCGACAGTGACGACTGAGCTCCAGGACACGTGCAGCACTACCGGGGACTGTTTTGCCCTCGGAGCCGCGAGCATCAGACAGCCTCCGCTGCTCGCCCGACTAGGCACTCCGCGGCCTCCTGCCCGCCGTCGGTGACCTGCTCATCAGCGCGCTCCTCGGCTGGGTAGCCATGAGCCTCTGGAAGAAGACGAGAAGCTGACGCACGAGCGCCCGCCCCAATCCGGGGCGGGCGCAAGGCGGACGCTGGTTCATGAGGCCAGCAGCGGCAGCCGATCGGACGGCCCCAGGAGGCCGCGCTGCCGCGGGCCCGCCCGGCTATCAACCGACAGGATCTCGGGTGCCCCGGTTTCCCGCGAGCAGACGAGCGTGACCTACAGGCAGTGTGGCACGAGGGGCTGACAGGCGGGGCGGAGTTCTCCTACCGTGGCCGCACTCGACATAGGAGGGGACATGAGCGACACCGCCTGGGGATGAGCCGGACAGCACAACGCCCCCGCAGACCAATCGGCTGCGGGGGCGTTGCCGTGCTCAGAGGATGTCGTCGCTGGCGGCGTCGGTCCACTTGTCGGCCCAGTCAGTCGGGCTCGGCAGTTGCGGCTTGGCGTACTCCCCCGTGACGGGGTTTAGGTAGCGGATGGTGAGGCCGAGGATCGCGGCTGGAGGTCGCTCCCGGTACCTCTCGAAGATCGTATCGGGCTCACGGTTCCTGCCCTCGGTTGCGTTGCAGGACTGGCAGAGCCAGCCGCGTACCAGCCCGGTTTCGTGATCGTGGTCGCAGACCAGGTCCCGCGCCTTCCCGCAGATCGCGCAGCGCCCGTTCTGCCAGCGCGCGAGAATGCCGTCGTCACCGCCAACCAGCGCCTCCGCGGCACACTCAAGGCTCCAAAGCACCTGCGCCTGCTCGGGTGTGCATCCCGTTCGCGCGGCGCGCTCGAAGAATCTTTGCCGAACGCCATCCTCCGAGGGGTGTTCGGTGGGCCAGTACCAGCAGACAGGGTTGACCGTCACTTCGTGACCTCCTTCGGCTGGCTGGCAACGAGCGAGGCTCGCCCGGCGGCAAGCTCTGGCACGTACTTGTAGATCGTCATGCGACTGACGCCGAGGAGCTTGGCGATGGAAGTGATGGAGGCCTCGGGGTCGGCGAGCATCGCGCGGGCGTGCCGGATCTGTTCCTCCGTCATCGCGGGCGGGCGGCCTAGGCGTTGCCCGCGTGCGCGCGCTGCAGCAAGTCCTTCGTGGGTGCCCTGGACGATGAGCTCACGGATGAACTCGGCGAGGGCGGCGAAGACATGGAAGACGAGCCGGCCGCCGGGCGTGGTGGTGTCGAGGGCCTCGTGTAGGGAGCGGAAGCCAATGCCGCGTTTACGGAGGCCTGCGACGATGGCGATGAGGTCTTGGATGGAGCGGCCGAGGCGGTCCAGCGACGGGACGACGAGAGTGTCGCCTTCGCGCAAGTAGTCGAGGGCCTTCCAGAGTTCTTCGCGCTCGGTGTTCTTGCCGGATTTCTTGTCGCTGAAGATCCGTTGGCATCCGGCAGCCTCAAGGGAGGCGATCTGGCGGTCGAGCTTCTGCCCCTTCGTACTGACGCGGGCGTAGCCGACGAGGGCGCCTCCCCCGCCGACGGGCGCGAGGAGGTCTGGGGAGTCGGGTTCCATGACTCCATTGTCCAACAAAGGGTCATACCTAGTACATGGACATTGAGACTTTCTGTACACCCTTTTTGGACAATCGGACGGGTGGGTATGTCCGTTTCGACCTCCGACTGTCCAACTAGCCATCAAACGATCGATTGATGGACAGTCCCGCACAGCAAGAAGCCCCGCTCCCCTGCCGGTTGACGGAAGGAGCGGGGGCGCCGTCGGATCCGGATGTCACAGCCCTGCAACCCCTCTCCCTCTTCCGCCCCGTCTGCCCTACGGTGTCCCGATCAGCTCAACCCTGGGGGACATATGCGTGTTCGAGCTACGGCAGCCACGGCCGTCCTGCTTCTGGCAGCACTCACCGCATGCGGCGGTGGCAGTGGCGGCGACGACAAGGCCGAGTCGCCGACAGTCAAAGCGTCCAGTCCAGCTCCGAAGCCCGGCCAGCCCGAGAAGGGCATGGCGTTCGGGAAGCCGGCGCAGACGACGGGCGATGGTGGCGCGGGGGTTCTTGAGATCACCCCGGACACGGTCGTCTTCACGAAGGAAGCGAGCGGCGAGAAGGCTGCGAACGGGGTCTTCGTCGTCGTCACGATGAAGGACAAGGCGATGACCGCGGTCGCCGCCGACGAACCGGCGCCGATCAGCGGCGACGGATGGAAGTGGATGGCCCCCGACGGAGAAATGATCAGCTGGGACAGTGGGAACTCCACCAACGTCACCATGGACAAGTACGACGGCGCCGAGCCGGTCCAGCCCGGCAGCTACCAGTGGCGGTCCCAGGTCTTCGACCTGACGTCGGCGCAGGCGAAGGGCGGGACCCTGATCTACATCGACGGTGCCGAGAAGGCCTTCCGGTGGGAGATGCCGTCCACGGACACGGGCCCGAACGTCGCCGAGGTGAAGAAGCATCTGGCGTCCTGAGACACGAAGAGGCCCCCGCCACCACCCCGGGAAGGGGCGGTGACGGGGGCTCTCTCGTGCGGTCATTCGCCGTCGAAGGGTGCTGGCGGCAGGTCGGGTTCGAGGAACGGGCTGATGCTCGGCACCGGGACGGGTTGTTCGTCGACGCGGCCCAGCCTGACCAGGCTTGCCGTGTCGGCCGCACTGTCGTCGCGGCGCGGCTGGACGGGTATCGCTTCAGGCATGGGGCCTCCTATACGTACTGGCGGCGGCTGGGGTCGAGGCCCATGCCGAGCAGGCCGCCGCTCTTCTGCTGCGAGGGTTGCGGGGCTCCGTCTCTACGGCAGACGAGGGCGTCCGGATCGTAGACCGGGGCCTGCATGGAGTACCCGTCGGGGCAGGCCGCCCCGTTCTTGCCGTCTACTCCGTCCTTGCCGTCGGCGCCCGCTGGCCCCTGCGGTCCGGTTGGGCCGACCGGCCCGGGTTCGCCTTGGGGACCTTGCTGTCCGGCCACACCGTTGCTGCCTGCGGCTCCGGTTGGGCCGATGACGCCCACGCCATTGCCGCCGGCGATGCCGTTCTTGCCCGGTGCGCCGGAGGGTCCGACCGGACCGAGAGGACCTGCCGGACCGGGCTCCCCCTGAACACCCTGCGGGCCTTGCGGTCCGGTGATGGACTGGCCGGGATCGCCGCGGCTGCCGGGCGGTCCCGCGACGGGCTTTTCGCCGAGCTGTTGGACCTGCCGAGACAGCGCGTCGCGGGCGTCGTTCGCGGTCCGCAGGTCGTGGCTGAGCTGCTGCATCGTAATGACGACCCAGGCGAGTGCAGCGATCCCGATAGCGGCGGCGAGCGCGAACCACACGTCGCCGCGACGCCGGTCTTTCATCCGGGAGCTGTGAGCCCTCACGTGCCCGCCCCTCTCGCCGCGAGATACGCCTGCAGCAGGACGATCAGGACGGGCACGATCAGCGCCGAGAAGATCAGGCGCCGGTCCGCACGCCGTTGGTCCTCGGCCTTCTGGCGTACCACGTCCGCGTCCTGCCTCTCCTTCTGGCGGGCCGTCTCGATCGCTGCGATCCGCTCCATCATCTGTACGTGGACCTCGTCCCGGTTCCGCCGCTCCAACTCGTAGCGTTCGAGGGAAACTTTGGCGTCCAGTCGTTTGGCGAGCTCCCGGAAATCCTCCTTGAGGTCTTGGTGCACGGCCTCCAGGCGGCGAGCGAGCTCACCATTCGACGGATCGTCCACGCGAGGCTCCGGTCAGAGGTTCTGCGGAGCCCGTACCGCGGCCACGGCCGGCACCGGTGCGGTGACCTGCGTGCGGGACCACAGTCCGATCGCGACGGTCACCAGCGACAGCCACATGGCCTGGTGGTCGGCGTCCAGCTTGAGGCCGAAGCCGACTGCGGCGGCGATAACGGCCTGCGCCAGGTTGAAGACAGCCGCGCCGATCGAGTCGTGGGCGCTGATCGCGATGAACAGGGCGACGCCGCACGCGGCGACAGTGTTGACGGTGGCCTGCTGGTTCACGGTGGCGTGGAACAGGTAGGCGGAGCTCAGCTTTACGAGGACGCTGACGAGGGCCAGGATCGCCGCGGGCTCACGCCCGAAGATCTTGACTGTAGGCATGGGAGGAACCGTTCTGCGAGTAGGGATCAGGCGGTGACGGTGAAGCCGTGCTTGGCGCCGAGCTTGGACAGGGAGGCCTTGCCGGGGATGCCGTCGGCGGCAACTCCGGAGTAGCCGTAGCGGCGCTGGAGGGTGGCGTAGGCGGTGACGGTCTTCGTGCCGAAGCTGCCGTCGACGTACTGCGTCGCCAGCAGGCCTTCGGCGTGCAGCGCCTTCTCGACGAGGAGGACCTCGTTCTTGTAGCTGGTGTGGCCCTGCGTGACGGCCGGGTCGTGCCGGGCGGCGTAGACGACGTGCGCGAGGGAGACCTTCGGTTTCGCCGGGGTGGGCGTGCCGGGACCGGTAGCCGTTCCGGCCGGGCGGGGCGCGCCCTTCTGGACCCAGGCGTACAGCGGGCCGCCGGGGCACTCGGTGGCGTAGCCGTCGCGGTGCCCCTTGATCTCGGTCCCGGCGCCGTGCTGCCGCAGCAGCTCGATGCCGTCGCGGATCGCCCCGAGCATGGCGTCCGTCGGCTTCGTGAGGCCTTCACTGCCGACGAGGCCGACGATCGCGTAGTGCGCGATGTTCAGCGGCTGGTTGCCGTTGGCGCCGGTCCGCTTGCCGATGCCGCGGCCCTCGAGGAGATAGCCGTGAGCGCACGCGCCGTAGTTGTAGGCGATGTCGGAGTAGTTCTCCTTCTTGTTCGCCAGGTGCGACTTGCGGATGGCCTGCCACTCGGCGAGACACTCGGCGTGGTCCGTGAGCAGCTTCGTGCTGACAGCGGTCCCCTCGTAGTGGACCTTGACGCCCTTCGTGGACGTCTGTGTCGGCGCGGCCGATGCGGGCCAGCCGAGTTGAGCTCTCGTAACGAGCTTCATTGAGCCCCCCAATCTGGGCATGAAAAAGGCCCCGGCCAGCGGCTCAGGGCAGCAGGAGCGGATCAGGTGGTCTTGAGGAAGGCGACGTGCAGGCGCAGGGTGCTGCCGCTGGCGATGTCGTCGCTTGCGGTGCGCAGGGTGCAGATGCCGTCGACGCCGACGACGAAGCCGCCGTGCACCAACCCGTTGTCCCAGCAGGCGGTGATGGTGCTGTGCGTGGGCCGCCAGCCGGGCGGGAGAGTGCAGATGACCAGGTCGGCGATGTTGCCGTTGGTGGAGTTGACCGCGCCGCCGCTACGGCTGATGAAGCAGTCGATGGTTGTCATCCGGCCCTGACGGAACCCGTAGAAGTCGATCAGGCTGAAGCCTGCGGCGACACTCAGGCCGCTGGTCGTGCTGGACAGTGCCGGCTCCGGGGTCACCCAGGCGCTGCCGTTGTATACCTCCAGGCGGTCCACGTCCTGCAGCCACGTCGCCATACCGTCAACCGGTGCGGATGCTCCGGAGAGGGCGGCGCCGCGCGCCGTGGCCGAGGCGAACCGCATCACGCCCCGCGGGGCGATCCCGTTGGCGATGTCCCTGGCCAGCTGGCTGGCGTCCGGTGCGTCGGTGAGCGAGGCGATGCTGACGCCCTGCCCGTAGTCGTCCGTGGTCGGCACAGGGCCTCCTATCCGATGCGGGTGACGCGCAGGGTCGAGCCCTGCCCGAGAACGGTCGAGGTGGCGTTGGTGACGGCCTGCGCCCACTGCAGGGCGAGCGTGCCCGCGTTGGTCGTAACCACGGTGGCTTCCTCCTGCGCGTAGCAGAGGAGCGTGTTGTCATTGCGGTCGCCGTAGGTGCAGGCGGTGCCGAACTGGTGGATACCCCACCGTCCTTGGCCGCCGGATGACGTGCCGGACAGGGTCTGCCCTTGGTCGGGGCCGACTGCGGACCGAAATCCGGAGGCACCGGCGGGCACGGTCCACTGGGTGCGGAATCGTCCCGCCGGACTCCCGGAGACCAGGCCGATCGCCGCGTAGTGGAGGGCGAATTCGATGCGGTAGACAGCGCCAGCATCGAGTAGGCAGGTCAGGTCGGGGTCGTCGGCGAGGGTCGCCGTAGCGCGCGGGGTGTCGGCGGCCTTGTACCGGTAGACGGGCGTGTACAGGGGTGTTCCGCTACCGGCGAGCCGGTTGAGGGCGACCCAGTTGCCGGAGCCGGACTGGCTGATGACGGCGACATCGCCCACGGCCGGGGCTGCGTAGGAGGCGAGGCAGCGGCAGACGATGCCGTCCGCCGTCACGGTCCCGGCGCCGACGGCGGTAACCGTGGCGAGCCGCCAGTCCGCGCCGCGCACGTTCGGTGCCTGCTCCCCCGCCCGCTGGGCCTGCTGCTTGAGCGCCCAGGCGAGGTCGCGGTGAACGCCGTGGCCGCTCTTGCTCACGAGCCCTCCTTGGCGCTGATCGTCGAGATCGGGAAGCTGCCGCCCTCGTCGAGCGGAACGCTGAAGCTGGCGACCTGGTGGAGCTCTTTGGTGCCGTCCTCGTGCATGACGCGGATGACGTCACCCGGCTCCAGCGCTGGATTGGGCAGGCTGGAGAAGTCACCGGACGCGTTGGGGGCCTTCGCCGCGGCGAGCTTCAGGGTCGCGGCCTGCATGCAGGCGCCCGCGGTCGTCAGCGTCGACGAGGTGTAGAACATCGGCCGCCGGCCGAACGGCCCGCCCCAGTACGTCGGGCTGTTCGGGTCGTTGTCGACGGCCAGGTAGGAGACGGGTGGCACGTTGTCGGCGGCGTTCTCTCCGCGCGCCAGTACGCCGTTGTTGACCTTGTCGGCGCTCATGGCGCGGGTGCCGGATACGTAGACGCCGCCCTCGGTCGCTTCGACCGCCCATATGGGTGGTGTGGTGGCGAGGTCGGGCAAGGTTGAGATCACGAACATGCCGTCTGCGTTCGCGTACACCTCGGCGCCCGCTGCGGCGGCGACTTCCTGCGCGGCGGCCCACGGGTCGGCCTCGACGTCCCAGGTGCGGGATCCGATCGAAGTGTCAGCGATCTGGGCGAGGACGGTCGCGCCCGGGATGCTCCGCTGGATCAGCGAGGTGACCGCAGTGATGACCGTGCCCGTTGCTGTGTAGGGCGTGGTGAGCTTGTCGTCGGCGACGACCGCCTCGAGCCCCTTCCCCTGCAGGGTGACGGGACCCTGGCTGACGTCGCCGTCCACCGAGTCGAGGCGGAACACGCCGAGCGGCACCAGTTCCGAGGAGCCGTCGCCGTAGGTGACGCCGCGGGAGATCAGTAGCCGGGCGCCGTAGGTGGCGAGCTGGTCCGTCGGGGTTCTCGGGATCAGCGACGTGTCGGCGCTGGTCACCGAGCAGGTGCGGCGGATCGCCTGCGACCGGTCCACCGTGACGCTGCCGCCCGTGTGGGCGACGTCGACGACGCGGCCGTTGGTGAGGAACAGTTGCACGCGGGTGGCGACCTGGTGCGATTCGGCGAGCCGGGCCAGGAACCGGTCGGAGACGGGATACACGATCATCCCCTCCGGCGGTCGAGGAGCACGTCCTCCCACGTCGCATACGCGGTCCGGACATCGCCCCAGGTGGCGAACTCGGTGAGCACGTCCTGCCAGGTGCGACCCTGGGCGCCGTTCACGCCGGTGGTGACCGGCATGTCCGCCTGGACCAGCGGAAGCGTCCACGCCCGCCACGGCTCCTGGGCGAAACCACCCGTGCGGGCTTCCGTGATCTGGCCGACGGTGACGTACATGTCGTCGACGCCCATGCCCGGATCGGCCTGCCACAGCAGGACGTTCCCGGAGTCGAGGAGCAGGTGAAGGGCCGCCCGCTCTTCGTCGGTGCGGGTCCAGATGGCGAGGTCGCCCTCCAGGCCCTGCCGGCTACCGGACAGGACGACCTTGTTTCGGCGCCCGCGGACCACGTAGGCGGACTGCTCGATGGGCCGCTGCCAGTCCGGGGCCCGCTGCACCAGCACCCGGCAGGCCCGCTGAGGATTCCCCGGATCCTTGAGCCAGGCCTCCTGAATGTCGGCGAGAGCGAGCGTCACCGAGGTAGACAATCGGGTGCTCGCCAGCGCGCCGGCCGGGTTGTAGATCTCGATGAGGTAGTAGACCGGCACACCGAGCGGCGCCTCATGATCCTCGATGATCATCAGGTCGGAGGTGATGACGCTCAGGCTGAGCAGCCCCGACGGGCCGCGGACCAGAGTGCGGGAACCGTCCGACGACACCCGGTACACGGTGAGCAGGTAGTCGAGCGGCAGCTCTCGCAGCGTCAGCTGGATGTAGCCGTCGGCGTCGACCGTTGACACGGCGGTCTGCGGCAGAACCTGCCACAGCGCGATCTGGTCGATGTGCAGCACGCTGTTGGTGGCCGATGCGGTGGCGACCAGTTCGATTGCTGCCTGCGTGGCGTTCGCTGGGGCAGCCCCGTCGCTCGACAGGACGTACCAGGGGCCAGGCGATATCCCGTAGGTGGTGCCTGTCGATGTGCCCAGGTCGGTGTTGGCGGCGTCGTACCAGCGGATTTTCACCGCGGCGCTCGTCCACGTCCCGGCGCCGATGTGGGCGATGATCTGGGCTCGCCAGTTCAGTCCGGCCCCGCCCGGCGTGGGGAACTTCGCGGATCGGATCGTTGATGCGGTTGCTGTCGTTGACGTGATGGCCAGCGCATACGAGCCCTCGAAGAAGGCGATGCCCCATGGTGTGGTCTGCGCCACGGTGGCCACACCCGCGGTGCGCGTCCATCCCGCTACGCCCTGCTCGATGGAGCTGTCCGCATACGGCAGCACGCTGCCTGACTGGAGCTTCGGAGCCACCGTGACGACCACGGTCTCCAGTCGCAGTACCTGCCCGGCGGATGCCCCGTCGAGCCCGGCCGCTACCGAGCAGGTCGCGGCGTTGGACGGTGCGGCCATGGATGCCCGCTGCCGGTACATCCCCGCCCCGGGCGGGGGTGTGGCCAGTGTGCTGCGCTGGGCGGCGATCTGGTTGCCGGTGGCGTCGTAGTAGCGGAGTTCGATCCATGCGACTGCGGCCAGGGTGGGCGGGTTGAGGTAGGCGTAGGCGAGGTATTCGACGCCCGGCGTCACCGTGGGCCGGTCTAGGGCCAGCACGCTGGCGTTGCCTGCTGCGACCGCGGTCATGGCGAGGGTGTGGCCGCCGACGTTGTAGGCGTCGACAGCCCACTGCACCACCGGCACCTGGCGGGAGACGGTGGCGTTGACGACTGCGGCCCAGCCTGAGGCGTCGACCTCGGACGACTCCGTGTTGAACGGCAGCAGATTGCCTTGCACGCGGATCGGCAGGCCGAGGTAGACGTTCTCCCAGTAGTGATACTGGTTAGCGCCTGTCTCGGTCGACGAAAGCAGCACCTGCGCCTGCGTCGCCCCCACCGGAGCCGCACCGGCCACGCTCACCCGATGCCAGCCGCTGGATGCCCCGGCGGTGGTGAGCGACCAGGTGATGCTGATCTCGGTGCCCGCCGAGTTGAGCCAGCGAATCCCGATCCGCTCCGCGACCACCCCGGCGGTGTCGGAGAACGTCTCATACACGGTGCCCGCGACGACAGGGTAGGAGGACACGGTGCGGGCCTGCATCTCGCCCGCCGCCACGCTCTTGACGGCGAGGCAGCCATTGCCGTTCCGGCCGCCCACACCCTGCGTGATCGTGCTGTTGAGCTTGCTCGTCCACCCGCTGGTGTTCGGGTCGATGGACTCCGTGGTTGAGCTGAGGAGGTTCCCGGGGATTGCCAAGACGCCTCCTCAGCTCGCGTTGAGTACGGAGATCAGCTGCTGTTGGCCCTGCTGCATGACCTGGGTGGCCTCGCCGCGGACCTTGCCTAGGAACTCGCCGGAGTCGAGGTACAGATCGCCCTGGAAGGACGTCGGCCCCGATCCACCGGCCCGCGCCGCTGCGAGATTCGTCAGAGCGTTGGCCTGCGCCGACGTGAACACCGGCTCGGGTCGACCGGTCCCGTTGAACGCAAGGTTCATGCCGGGTTGCAGGTAGCCGCCGCTGTCGTACTTGCCGGGCTGGAAGCCATACCAACTGCCGAAGAGACTGTCCTTGTAGCCGCGGGCGCCCTTGCCGACGACGACGCCCGCGCCGCCGCGGGACTCGACGTTGGTCTTGCCGAGGGTGCCCGCCGTGTGGCCCACGCCCGCGTTGGTGATACCGATACGGAAAGGCGAGTTTCCATGCAGGACCCAGCCGGGCGGCGCGGTCTTGCCGGAGAACGCGCCCGTGGCCCAGCGCCTGTGTGGCTTCTGGCCTCGGATGACGGACTCGATGGCGCTCATGAAGCCGGAGCAGTCCCACGACGGATTCCCGTTGCCGGCCCACTGGTAGGCCTTGCCGGCCTGCGTCTTGGCCCAGTTGAGCGCCGCCTGGATCCTCGGCCCGCCGAGTCCGCTGCCGCCCTTTTCGTCGGCCTTTTTGCTGTAGCCGAACAGGGTGTCGATGATCTTGTCGGGGATCTTCCGGATCATCTTGCCGATCCCGGTGTCCATGCCGGGGAACCCGGCGAGCAGCGGGTCGACGACGTGCTTGACGCCCGCGCGAGCCGACGACTCGAGCGTGTCGGCGAGCCAGCTCGCTCCCTTCTTGATGCCGTTCCAGGCAGCCGAGCCGACGCCCTTCACGGCGGAGGCGGCGCTGCTGATCCAGCCGAAGATGCCACCGTCACCGAACCGCTGCGTGATACCGCCCTTCGCGTACCGCAGGGACCGGTCGGTCGGCATGCTGGGGTTGCCGCCGAAAGCCGGGGCGAGCGCAGCCTTGACGCCTTGCGCGCCACGGGACTTGGCGATCGAGTTCATGGCGCCGACGAAACCGGAGCCGACGGCCCGGGTGAACTCGGGCCGCATGATGGCCTCGCCGCCCGACAGTTCGAGGGCACCGCCGGTCGGGGAGACGAAGCGGTGCACGTCGCGGCCCGGGGTGTAGCCGGGCATGATGCCGCCGGACGCGAAGGTGAACTTGTCGAGCTTCTTCGCACCGAACGCGCCTGCGACGGCGTTCCAAACGCCACGGATGCCGTTGTTGTAGACGACGTCAACCACGTACTGGACGGGCTTGCGGGCGATGTCCTTCAGCTTGTCCCAGGCGATCTTGATCGCCTTGCGGGCAGTCTCGAACGCGTCACCGACCCTGCCGACCGCGGACTTGACCGCGTCGAAAGCGGGCTTGATTCCGCTCGACCAGGCTGTCGCGACCACGCTGGTGATCGTGCTCCAGACAGGCTTGATCACCTTGTCCCGCAGCCAGCGGAACATCGGACCGAGAACGTTGCCGATCGTGTTGGTGATCGCGTTGAACGCCGGTTTGATCCCGGACGTCCACGCCGTGCTGATGGTGGACTTGATGAAGTCGAACGCGGGCTTGATGGCTCTGTTGTACAGCCAGCTTGCCGCGTCGCCGACCGCCCTCACTCCGGCCTTGATGAAGTCGAACGCGGGCTTGATGGCGTTCGTCCACAACCAGGTCGCCGCCGTCGCTATCGCACTGAACGCGGGGCGGATCGCGTTCTCCCACAGCCACGTGGCGATAGCACCGACAAGCCTGAAGAGCAGCAGAATCGGCGTGAAGACGATCACTGCAAGGACGATGAGCAGGTACTTCGCCGCGGTCACAATGAAGTTGAACGCGGGGCTGATCGCGTTCGTCCACAGCCACATCGCCGCCGCCCCCACGGCGGACACGGCGACCATGATGCCGGCGAACGCGGGCTTCAGAACGTTGTTCCACGCCCACAGCGCAGCCGTCTGAATCCCAGCCCAGGCTGCCTGCACTCCAGTGCGGAACCAGGCGAACCTGTTGTAGGCGTAGATGACGAAGCCGACCAGGGCAAGAACTGCCAGGCCGATCAGCACCAAGGGGTTTGCCGACATGACGAAGTTGAGGGCCGCCTGTGCGATCGTCCATAGCTTGACCGCCACGATGATCCCGTAGATCAGCAGGATGAACCACGGCGCCTTGTCGGCGATGATCGCAATGGCATTGGCTGCGCCGCCCAGGAGCTGCAGAAGCGGGCCGGACAGTGGCGACAGGGCTTGGCCCACGCTCAGGAACGCCAGGGCGATCTTTCCCAGCGCGTCACCGAGCAACGGGGCCTTGTCCGAGGCGAACTTGAGGAACCGTTCGAACTCGGGCGAACCCTTCAGGCCTGTACCCCAGTCGGCGAACTTCTTCGTGATCCGCTGCATCGTGTCGGAGATGTGGCCCATGTGGGGCAGGAAGGCGTCGATGATGCCGACGATCCCCTTGAAAATTCGGCCGAAGCTGACACCCAGCCCGGTGATCGCGGGCTTGATCGACCCCTCAAGATCCTTCTTGAAGGTTTTCCACCACGGCGACTTGAATCCCTTCGACGCCTTGTCCTGCAGCGTCGTGATGGCGTCCGCCGCCGCCACGACAAACGGCGTCAGCCCCGGCAGCGCGTTCTTCAGCCCGACGATCGCCCGGGTGAAAATGGGCATGACCTTGGGTTGCAGCGCCTTCGACCAGTCGCCGAAAGCACTGCGCAAGTCGAGGAAGGCCTTGAACGTATCCCGCGCGCTCGGGGTGAGCTTCGCCAGCTCCGCCTGATATTTGGCCTGAGCGATCGCCGCCTGGTCCACCCCGCCGGCCGCCGACGCGGATGCCGACTGGATCTGCCGCTGAGCCGAAGCGATGCTGTCGGCGGCGTTCTGCTGGGCGGTCGCCACGTTGCGCTCGGCATCCGCGACCTTCTGCTGAGCAGTCGCGATCGACCGGGCGTTCTGCACCGCCGTCTGCGCCTGCGCATCCTGGGCGTCCTTCAACGCCTTAGTCTGCGCGGCCACGTTCTGCTGGGCGGACGTCAGCTTGTCCTGGGCCGACTTGTACGTCGTCGAGCCCTTGACGCCCGCCTTGTTCGCGGCGGCTGTGTCCGCAGCCTGCCGCTTCGTCGCGGTCTGCTGTTCCTTCAGATGCTGGACGGCCTCGTCGTACTGCAACTGCGCCTGAGCCCGTTGCAGCGCGGTCGCCTTCGACCCGGCAGCGTTGACCGCGTTGAGGTTCTGCTGGGCCTCCTGCACCTGCAAGGCCGCGTCCCGCTGCGCCAACTGGCTGTCGACGAGCTGGTTGTTCATGTCCTGGAGCTGACGTTCCGCCTCCTTGCGGGCCGACGTCAGATCCAGTTGCGCCTGCTTGGCGTCCTTCTGTGCCTGGGCGAGCGACGTTTCGGCCTGCTCGACCTGCTGCTCGGCCTGCTTGGTGCGCTGCCCCGCCTGCACGATCGCATCCGCGACACCCTGCTTGGCCTGCTTGACCTGCTGCTGCGCCGCCGCTATCTGCTGCGCACCGTTACGCTCCGCCGTCGCCAACGCCTGCTGGGCGCCAGCCATCTGCAAAGCCTTCGACGCACCCTGCGACGACGCCTGCGCACCCTTGTAGGTGGCGTTCGTGGCCGCATCCTGCGCGGCCTTCTGCGCCTGCAGGACCGTCCCGATCTGCTTGAACGCAGGCACCGCCACCAGCGCAACCGAACCGATACCCACACCCGCCGCGACGCCCGCAGCGGCGATCGCACCCAGGCCAGCAGCAACCACGGGAAGCACCGGCAGAATCGCCGGGCCGAACGCCAGCGCCGCTGCCACCAGCACCTGCATGCCGGACACGGCCGACGTCGTGTCGACGCCGACGCGGGCGTTCTGACCGTCCAGCCGGTTCACCTGCGCCTGGAAAGCAGCCAGTTGGGCAGCGGCGGCCCCGGCGTCAACACGGACGCCGACGTTGGCGTTCTGCGCAGACAGCCTGGCCAGTCGGGCCTGGATTTCGGTGACTCGCGCCAGGGCCGCATCGGCGTCGATGTCGACACCAACCCGGACGTCCCGCAGCGACGTCAGCTGTGCCCGAAGGCGTGCGATCTCGACCTCGGCGGGGGTGGTGTCCGCCCCGATGTTGACGTTCGGGAGGGAAGCCTCGGCCTGCGCCACCGCAGCACGCAGGCGGGTGCCGAGCTGGCCGTCCGTCTCCATGCGGATCCGCAGCGGATCAGCCGACACCTCATCGATCTGCGCCTGCAGCGCCTGCAGTTGAGCGATCGCCCGAGCAGTGTCCGCCCGCACCGCCACGTTCGGGTGGGCGGCGCCGATACGACGCAGCCGTTCCTCAATGTCCGCCGCCTGCGCGCGCGCCGTCGCCGCGTCGATGTCGATGCCGACGGTCTTGCCGGCCAGAGACTCCAACTTCGCCCGCAGCCGCGCGAGGTCGGCGTCGACGCCTGTGTCGCCGAGCCTGACGTCCAGCTTGGGCATGCTGCGGAACGCCTCAGTGAGCTTCGCCCGCAGTGAGCGGGCGAACGCGCCACCGGTCTCTTCGCCCTGCCGTGCCGCAGCAGGGCGCGCCTGCTGGCCAGCCTGGGTGATTCCACTCGTCAGAGAACCGCGGATCGACGCCGTGATGCGGGCTGCAATCTGCTGCCCGAGCTGCTGCCCGATGCGCTGCCCGACAGTGTTCGAAATTGACGAGGTCATCGCCGGGCCGAACGCTCGGCCCGCCGCGTTACCCGCATCCTGGCCGGCCCGGGTAGCGGCCGGAACCAGGGCACCCCGCAGACGGTTGTAGATCCCCTGCGTGTTGGGCAGGACATCGACCTCGACCGAGCCGACAGAGATAGCGGGCACCGAGGGCCTCCCCTCAGCGCTACGCAGCGCTTCCGTTGATCAGACGGAACAGGGTGTTGGCCTGCTCGTCAGTGACCTTCTGCTTGGGCTTGACCGGCTTCGCGCCGGGGCGCCGGATCGGCTCCGGCTGCTTCGGCTTCTTCGCCTTCGACTCGGTGTTGGCGCTGGCGTAGAGATACGCCAGGTCTGCCACCCGGTCGGCTACGACGGCCAGCAGTTGCTCGGACTGCGACCAGCGGCCCTTCTCGGGCTCGCCCTTGTCGGCCTGCTCGGCGAGCTCCTCATCCGACATGGCGTTGCGGAGCTCCGTCCACGTGGCGGACTCGGGCGGAAGGTGCTGGATCAGCACCCGCAGCCGTCGCCACGACATCTCCCCGCGGTGCACATCGAGGAGGTCGACGCCCTGGTAGTAGCGCAGGAGGTCGGCTTCTACCGCCTCCGCGTGCGCCTCGACGACGGAGCGGGTCCACTGGATTTCCCCAGGCTCTCACCAGCGCGCTCGGCGGCCTCGCTGACCATCTCGCCGAACTCTTCGTTCGTCGGGTCGATGTCGACGTACAGGTCGTAGTCGTCGGGGTGGAGCACGATCTTGGCGAAGGCGTCGACCTGCCCACTGTTGAGGAGCCGCTGCCAGGACTGCCGCCAGGCGCCGGGAGGGATGACGCGGACGTCTTCGCCGCACAGGTCTGCGGTCACGTAATTGTCGACAGCCTCGATCTCCTGGGCGTCCGCCTCGGTCACCTCAGACTCGTCGAAGTCGTTCTCAGGCTCGCCGACTACACGACTGGTGGGCGGCCGGGATGCCGCTCGGGCTGCGGTGCGGGGCTTCCTGCTGCTGGCGGTGGTCTTGCGGGGCGTGTTGGCCACGGCGCGGGCCTCCTTCTGTCGTGGCGCGGGCGGTGTTCAAAGGTGGGCGGGCCGGGCCCGCGCCGACGGTAGTCGGCCCGCCCACCAGCTCAGGAGCCCGTGTAGACGGGCGTGGCGGGCAGCTTGTCGACGTGGTAGACCGTGTTGCCTGCCTCGTCCGGGTAGGTGGTGATCGTCCACTGGTAGCCGGACATCTCGTCCTGCTTGAAGGACACGTCGCTGCGGTCGTTGATCTCGCCCTGGGGAACGTAGAACCCCTTGAACGCCTCGCCGTCGATCACGACGAACCAGAACGCGCGCCGGTCCGGGACCGGCGACGCGGTCTCGGCGTACTTCGTCAGCCCGGTGCCGTCCGGGACCAGATCGGCCGCGTCCAGTCGGTACTGCAGGGACTGCACCGTCGTCCGCGACGTCTCCCACACCGTCAGCCCGAAAGTCCGGACCGACTTGGTGATCTGGGTGCGGAACGGGGAGGTCAGACCCCACGGGGTGAACTCCTGGCTGTCCTCGTCGAAGCCGTAGGTGAGGCCGTCGTCGCTGATCGCGCCGAGCGGCTCCCACGGCGACGCGGGCTGATCCAGCGGTGACGCCGGAGCCGTAGAACCCACCGGCGCCACGAAGCCGCCGCCGTTCGCTCCGACCAGCGCCAACTCCGAGGCGCGGGTAATGTTGACCATGAGATGTCTCCAGACATGGAAGGCCCGCGCACGGGCGGGTGTTGAGGGTCCGGCGCGGGCCCGAATCGGTCAGGAGACCGGATGGCAGAAGATTTCGTAGGTTGCCCCGACACGGCGCAGCCCGACGTTTTCGTAGGGCCTCACAGCAGGAAGGGCGAGCGCCCCGGTCCGACCGATCACCGCCGTGTCGCTGGCCGAGCCCCGTAGTTCGCTGGTCAGCCAGTCGTGCACGTCCCTGGCCACGGCGATGGCGTCTGCCCTGGTCGCGGCATACACGTTGACGTCAACGAGCATCCGGGACACCTTCAGCCCATCGTCTCCGCCGGCCGGGATCTGTTCGATCTGGATCGTCGGCAGCTCGTTGAGCAGGTTGTTGTCGAGCTCGTCCCGGACCACCGCATCCGGGAAGCGGGCGGTCGCACGGGTGATGAGTTCGAGCTCGATGTCGACGAGGGCGGTCACTGGTTGCGGCCCCCCATCTGCGCGGCCCGCAGCAGGACGTGGTGGGCGTGCACCTTCTCGGTGCCGTACTCGACCCAGCGGGCGTAGTAGGACGTATTGCGCACATAGGCGACTGCCCGGTCCCGGCGACGCCCGCCGCGGGCCGTGCTGCTCGTCTCCCACGAGGCCTTGTAGTGGCCCGGATGGGGACTGCGCTCATCGACCGGAGACAGGGCTATCGCGACGCCCTTGATGACTTCGGCGCGGCGCAGCATCTCCGCCTGCATGCCCGGCATGCGCAGCATCTGGCCGATGCCTTTGCGATTCGGTTTGAACCGTGCCGCCATAGCCCCTCCAGTCCTCGATCGGGCCTCACTCAGCCGGTAACTCGGTCCGCAGCGAACTGGATGACACCGCGCGTGCCGGTGAACGGGGAACGCCCCCAGTCGCCGGGCTCGCCCGTGATGTCGCAGGTCACGCCCCGGATCACAACCTTGTCCGTGGTCCGCAGCGGTTTTCCGGCCGGGGCGTACACGGTCCAACCGACGATGACGGTGTCCCGCGCCTGCTGCTCGGGGCCACCTACCTGCGGAGTCTCGGCGCGCGGCGTCACCACGCAGCCGTCCACGTCGAAGGACTCGTCCGGGCCAGGCAGCGGATGGCCGCGCGAATCCCGGCCCGGCGAGGCTCCAGTACGGAGGATCCGCACCGTCTCCCCGAACGGGTAGGGAGCGGGCATCAGATGTACCCCCAGCCCGCCTCATAGTCCTCGACCCAGCCCGAGACAGGCTCCAGGGGCCACGTCGGCGACGGATCCGCAGTGTCCGGTGTCGGATCGACCGTGAACGCTCCACCCCGGCCGGCCAGCGACTTCAGCGCCGACTTGTCGGCCTTCGTCAGGTACAGGCCGCCCGAGCCGGACGGGCGCTGCACCGACATGGGGCCGATCGTCTCGTAGGACACCTGCTGCGGGTTCACGTAGGCGCGTCCCGCCACCGACAAGACGACGGCTTCCGCACCCTCCGGGAGGGGCTTCACGATCGTCTGGCATAGCGAGATCGCCGACGCGATCAGCAGGTCTGCCCGGTTGCCGTCGATCTCGTCCAAGCCCAGGAACAGGCCGAGTTGCTCAACGGTGGGCGGAGTGAAAGCCACGACGCCTCCTATCGGGCCAGGCCCTCGACGGCGCTGCACCAGGCAGCCAGATCGACGGAAGGATCGAGTTCGGCAGAACGGGCCTTGGCCCGCTTGCTGGCCAGCCGGTACTCGGCCGCAGTCCGCAGCTTCCGCAGCACGGCCTCGTAGCCGTCCACGTCGGCGCGGTCCACGAAGATCCCGGCCTCGCCCAGCGACTCGCACAGCCCCGGCGTGGGGTGCGCGACCACAGGGATGCCAGAGGCGAGCGCCTCGCAGCCCGCCCGGCCCCACGATTCGTAGGACGACGGCATCAGCAGCACGCGGGTCCGGGCGTACACCTTCTCCCGCATCTCCTCGCCGCGGACGTGCTCGACGATCTCCACGTTGGGCAGGTCGGGAAGGATCTGCTCACCGTAGGCGCCCTGCACGGCAAGGAACTGCTGGTCCGGCATGCGGCGGGCCAGGGCCTCGAGGACCTTGCCGCCCTTCTCCGGGTTGCAGTTGACCAGCGTGATCGCGTTGCCGGGCTTCGTCGCATACTCGTCGGCGAACACCGGCGGACGCACGATCAGCGACTGCTCGGGCCGAATGGACTTCGGATACTCGGCAAAGAACAGCTCCGCCTCGACCTGCATCCACTGACTGTTGTAGACCGCCAGAGCGGTCCCGCCCGCCGCAGCATCCCGGAACGTCGGCCGGTGCGTGTTGTGGCAGACCACGACCAGCGGTTTGCCATACCCACGGGCCATCGACGCCGTCGACGGCACCGTCTCCAGATGGGCGAGCAGGACGTGCGCCCGCTTGACGGCCGTCTGAAAGTCCAGGCGGGCCTCCAGCGGCACCACCTTGATGCCCCGGTAGTCGTAGATCTCGTGGGCCTTGCCGTAGCGGGACAGCCACACGGACACGTCGTGCCCACGCTCCACCAGAGGCCGCAGCATCGACACCAGCATGTGCTCGGCGCCCGCATTGTGCTCCGGCGGCATCGCGTGCACGCGGGCGACGATGGACAGCGGCTTGGCTGCCCCGCCCGGCGCGGAAGCCGGGACAGCCCTCACCATCAGGACCCCGAGGGGGTGCCGGTGTACTTCACGAACGCGTCGGCGTCACCCTGCACGTAGCCGTAGAACGCCTCCGCCAGGATCAGCACCAGGTTCTCCTGGAACGCCGAGTGGACGCCACCGTCCTCGTCCACGTAGGTGGCCTCCTTGGAGATCCGCACGGTGATGTCCATGCCGACGCCGTAAGCCGCCTGCGACCAGTCACCGCCGATCGCCCGAAGGCCCGAGTCCGACGACGTCGACTGCCGGCGCTGCTTGCCCGACACCGACCGCGAGTACGCGAGAGGCTCGCCGATCAACGTGCCGGCCGCCGCCATGTTGGTGCCCGGCGTGGTCGTGTCGACCAGAATCGGGCGGCCCGTGGTGTCCGTCGCCAGCAGCAGCATCGGCTTCAGCCGGTGGTCGGCGATCGTGCCGGTGTAGTCCCAGTCGTCGTCGATGACCTCGCCCATGCCGGTGACGAAGTCCTTCCAGATTCCGCCGGTGGACTGCGTCGCGGTGCCCAGCGCCACCGAGTGGCTGGTGAGGGCGAGGTAGTCGGTGAAGGGGCCGGTGGCGCCCTTCATGGTCTTGCCGTGGATCGCGGCGTGGTCGAAGGCCCGCGCGAACGCGGTGGGCAGGTCGCGCTGCAGCTGCTCGTACAGGCCGCCCGCGTTGGTCATCGCGACCTCTTCGGCGACCGGGATGAGTACGGCCAGCTTCTTGGCGGTCATCTGCTTGATGCCGACGCTGCTGGTAGACAGGGGCTTCTTCGCCGCCTGGCCGACCCAGTCCGCGGTCGGAACGTCCATCGGGATCGGCACCGACGTGGTCGCGTCGATCGCCAGCGGAGCCGGGCGGGCGAGCGCCATCACCGCGGACTGCTCGACGCTCTTCTCGAAGATGGGTGCCGTGATGGTCCGCGGCAGTAGTGCCGCATTGACATCGGAGAGCTTGAGGGGGGCCGTAGCCACCATGATTCCTTCTTTCCGCAGCTACTTGAGCTGCGACTTCATCCACCCGGCGAACTCGTCCGCGGGTGTGAGGGACCGTTGCTTGTTGGCGCCGGACGCCTGAGTGCGGTCCGGTGCGGGGCGCCGCGGGCCCTCCGGGGGCTGGACTCGCGCCCAGTGCGGCTTGCGCTCCAAAAGCGCCTGGAGGTCGGCCTCGATAGCCGCCTCGTCGATGTCGCCGTCAGAGTCGATGTACGAGCCGAGATCCAGAGCTCCGACCGCGTCCTCCGGGTCGGCGAACGCCGCCCGGTCTTCGACGGAAGCCCCGGCGATCGCCTGCACGCGCGCCGTCACCAGCCGCTTGCGCGTCGCAGTGATCTGCTCCTGGGCCGCCGCCAGCTGGTCGTTGAGGCGCTCGGACTCCGACTTCTCGGAGTCCTTGATGCGCTGCAGCTCGGCGAGCTGAGGCTCCTGCTCCTTCAGGCGCTTGCGGAGGTTCGCGGCCTCCGAGTTCGCCTTCCGGATCTTCGCCTCGGCCTGCTTCCGGTCGAACGGCTTCTCCTCGGCCTCGGTCTCCGCCTCCTGGGCATCGTCCGTGGACTCGGTGCCGCTCTCCTCGGTCGCCGTCTCCTCGACGGTCTCCTCGGTGCCGCTGTCGACCTGCTCGGTGCTCTGCTCGTTCTCTTCGGGCATGACGGATCGGCCCTCCAGGGGCTGTGGAAATGAGAAAGGCCGCCACCAGGGCAACCTCGTTGAACGGGTGAGTACGGCTGTCAGCCGTGCTCGGCTATGGCCCGCCTGAACAGGCGGAGCTGATCGCCCGGATGGCCCTGCGCGTACTCGCGGTACAGGCGGTCCCACTCCTGGGCGTGAGGGGAAAGCTCGAAGCGCTGCCCACGGAAGACCGGGACGATCGCGCAGTGGCAGTCGTTGTGGAACTTCACGACGGACGCGTCGCCAGTGAACAGTGCATTGGCGTCCCGGCCCGCAGATTCAGCGGTTGCATAAACGGCCCCGCGGGATGCCATCAATCGACAGAAAGCACAGGCGCCCAAGGCTGCAGCCCGCGCATACGCAACGGCCTGCGGGTCCGCCTTCACGGCCTGCCGCAGCGTGGCCCGGCCCCGGTCAGCGACAAGCTTCTGCGCCGCACCGTCGGCCTTGGCCATTGCCGCTTCCAGCCGCACGTCCAGCGGCTCCTGTTGGGCAACCGTGGCGACAGCTTCGTCGCGAGGCCATAGGTCCTTCGTCGCCCACCGCATCGAGGCGTCCACCTGCTCGTCCGGCGGCGCGTCCGCCAGCGGCACAGTGAATGAGCCCGGAACTCCGGCCGCCTCGCGCTCTCCGTCGTAGAAGTCCGCGGCCAGCGTCGCTGACGTCTCCGAGTAGCGGGTCACGACCTCCGTCACCGCATCGACCCACGGCGGCACCGTCGCCTGCAGCCGGTTCGGATTGATGAGCCTGCGCAGCGTCAGCAGATCCCGCAGCAGTAGCCGCGTCAGCCCACGCTGGGCTGCGCGCCACCTGCCGGCAGAGGCGGAGCCGTCAGAGGTTGTTGATGCCAAGGTCGGCCCCCGACGAAGTCACGGCCGGAGTCGCAGCGCCGGCGCCGAGCTCGGCGAGCCGGTCCATCAGAGAACTACTTCCGGCCTGGCCAGCAGACCGGCGACGGTCGGCACGAACCCGCTGCCGCTGGCCTTCCGTCAGCCCAGCCATCTCGAGCGTCACGTCGGAGTCGGCAGGCAGGATGCCAGCCTGGACGAGCTTGACCGTGGCGTCCGCCTGGGCTGCCACGGTCGGTGTCGCCGGGTTCCGCCACACCGTTTCGATACGGCGCGCCTTGTCTGGCGGCGTCCCGTCCCGCACCCAGAGGGCTAGCCGCATGGCCTGCTGCCAGGCGGACCCGAACCGGCGGATCCGGCGTTCGGACCGCTTCACCAGCTTCGCCTCGGTGGACCGGATCGCATCCGCAGAGGCCGGGTTGTCGGTGGTGTAGCCGAGCATGTGCGGCGGCAGACCGAACTGGCTGGACATGATCCGCGCATACAGGTCGATGATTTTCGTCTGGCCGGACGGATCGTGCGCAGCGAACTGGCCGACGTCCGGAACGTTGCCGTCCTCGTCCCGCTCCAGCGCCAGCACCCGGCCGATGTACGTCTCCCAGGCGCTCTTGGCGTTGCCCTCCGCATCCTGGAAGGCGGACTCTGACGCCCCCAGGATGTACCGCTGAGGGGCGCCGAAGAACTCGCTGGCCACCTCGATGCCCATCAGGCGCCGGCAGGCGGCATCCGTGATCGACATGACGTCGGGGGTGATCTCCGACTTGCCGACCCGGTCCGCGGTCCGCTGACGGTTCGCCAGCCGCACCACCGGCACAACGCCCAGGCCGTGCATGTCGCGGTCGATAACCTCCCAGCCACCCGACTCCGACGGCAGACAGGTCACGGTCTGATCCGGCAGATACAGGACCAGCATCCGCTCCTCGGGGCCCGACTCCAGATACGAGCTGGCCTGGCACTCTCGCAGCGCCGCGGTCCCCATACGGATCCGGGCGTCCCACAGCATGGTCATGTCGAGCGGCGACTCCACCGTGATCAGCGGCGGGCAGTCATCACCGCCGCAGTCCCCCGAGCCGACCGCCAGATACTCACGGCCGTAGATCAGGGAATCCAGGTGGGCCAGGCTCGACTCGTCAAAGAGGTCGTTGGCCTCGGCGATCTCCGCAAGATCAGACGAGTCGGATCCGTCGGCCCAACGGAATGCCTCCAAATCGAGGCGTTCCTCCAGGCTCTCGACGCCGACCCGCGGCCACCCGATCACCGTGTGCAGGCCCTTGAGCTGCGGCGGAATCGAGATGCCGAGGTCGCGGACCAGCTGCTCGCCGTTGAAGTAGGCGTCACGGAGCTGCAGGTGCCAGCGGCCCGACAGTAGATCGGCGCGCAACATGCTGATCAGGGCGAGCTCGTCATCCGACAGGTTCAGCAGCGGCAGTTCAGGAATGGAGATAGTCACCGCAGCACCACCACCCGTCCCTTGCCCGGCGTCCTCTTCTTGGCCCGCTTCGGTGAGTTGAGGATCATGCGGCGCAGCATTCGGGACCCGACCATGCACACCGCCAAGTCGATTTTCCGTGCAGACTCACGGTGCTCCTTGCCGATCGTGATGCCCCAACGGTTCGTGCGCCGCCGAGCGTTGATCACATGGGTGCGAAGCACCTTGTGGCCATCGTGGATGAGCGTCCGCTCCAGCACGTCCGCGTGGGTCCGCTTCACGGCCTCCGTGAACGTCTCCTGGTTACGGGTGTCACGCATGTCCCACCGGACTGCATGGGCCTTCGGACCCGACAGGACGGAACGCAGCGCCAGCTTGGGACCCCACGTCTGACCCCACGTGTCGATGTAGGTGTCCCAGTACATCTCGCCGTCGTCATCGTCCTGACCGGAGCCCGGGTCGGCGAAGAACGCCAGCACCTTGAACCGACCGAACGCGTTCTCGACGACGCCATGGACCTCGTCACGCGGCACCCGGTAGGGCACGAAGCCCGGAGTGTTCGGCGCCGGCCAGTTCGCCGGCTTCTGCCATACACCGAGCGCGGACACCAATCCGTCCGACATGCGGCAGGCTGCCAGGCCCGTCGCATCGTCCGACTTGGATCCGTCAAAGAAGAGGACGACCTCGTCGCCATCGGCGAGCGCCAGATCCTCGCGCTTGCAGGCATCCCACTCGTAGCGGGCCATCCACGCGTCCTCAGCTGCGGCGATCTGGTTGTACCAGAACCGACGCGACCGGGACGGCGGGTTACGGACGTCCAGGATCGACGCCTTCAACCGACCGATGTCCAGCCACGTCGAATCCCCGCGCACAGCCCGCAGCGTCGGCTCGATCCACGCCTCGGTCAGCTTCGCCTCAGGCGGAGCCTCCAGGGTGTCGTAGAACAAGCCCGTGTCGGCGGCACGACCGGCCTCCGCGGCCTCGTATGCATCCCGGGTGCGCTCTGCCACCGAGTCCTCGCCAGGCTCGAATGCATTCGTGATGGCTAGGGTGCGGCTCGCGCCGTCTGCGGACTTCGTCGCGTTGCGCTCGATGACGGCCGCCATATCGTGGCCCGAGTTCGACTCCACCCAGTGATGGGTCTCGTTGGGGTAGGTGGCCGTCGGCCGCCCGCCTTCGAGAGCGCGCGGCGACGAGGTCACGGCCTCGATGCGGGCCCGCCCCTTGTCGGCATAGATGATCTCCTTGCCGAGGTCGATCCGGTACTCATGCAGAGCGCGCTTCGTGAACAGCCCCGGGAAAAGAGTCATCGTGTTGCGGGTCTGGTCCTGCGACACCGCCGCCATCTGCACCCATGCTGCCGGGTGCTGCTGCCCCAACGGCTGGCCGGGCGGGACATCCCACTCATTGCCCTCGTCCGCGATCCCAGCGAACCGGCACGGCCCCACGAATTCGAAGGCGCCCCACGACCCGACGACCGGGTCCTTGCCCCAACCCTTCAGCCTCTGCACGACCCCGTCCCGCCACAGGAACCGGTTCGTCACCGGATCCATGGCGTACCACCACAGGGTCAGCCGGGCCTGCTCGGCCGTGTACCGCCACGGCTTCCCGGCGTAGTGCTGCAGGTAGGTCGCCGTCCATGCCAGGGCATGCCAGCCCAGCGTGTACTCGGGTAGCACGAACTTGCCGTCCGGGCCGCGCTTCCACGTCGGGCCAAGCGTGAAAGGCTCGACGACGTTGGGGACCTCGTCGTCAGCCACCGATCGAAGAGCGGTAGTCGGCGATTGCTGTCACCGAAGCCGGTGTCTGCTTCCCCGCAGGCTTCCGCTCCAGCTCCATGCGGGCCCGGCGCCGGTCGCCCTCCGTCGTCAGCAGCGACGACATCACCGAGTTCAGAGCCGCCACCAGCTGCCCGTTCGGCCCCCGCTCCGACAGGAGCACCTTCGACATCAGATCCGCGGCGTACCGGGCGACCGCCCAGTCCGACGGCTGATAGAACACCGCCTGCCCCGACTCACGCAGCGACAGGTACCAGTCCACGGCAATTGGATGCCACAGCGGATCAGCATCCGGCAGATCCGGCAGATCGAGAGGCGGCCCCGACGGGGCCTTCGTGACCGAGTCCTTCTCTTCCTTCGAGCGATGGCCCATGCGCTCCTCGGAGCGCTTACCGATAGGTCCACGAGCGCCCATGACGACCTCCAGGGTCAGAGCACGCCACCAGGGCGCGCAAAGGGCTGGAAATGACAGCGCCCCGCAAGGGACGCCGCCGGGGCGTCAGAGCGAGGCAACCAAACCGGCTGCGTCAGGCAGCTCGGCAAGACTGAGCGGCGTACCCGGAACCCGGTCGCCAACGATGATGTAGCGGCGATCCGAGTACACCTCGACCGCCAACTCCCCCTTGCGGATACGCCGACCAGCCGAGACCGCGCCACGGAACCACAGGTGCAGGCCGGTACCGGACCGGCCGCGCTCCATGTACGTCGGCGGCAACTGGTCCACGATCCCCTGCGCCCACGGCAACACCCGGCCTGCCTCGACCGCGTGGTCCAGGTCGACGACCACGATGCCGTCGCCAGCCGTGAGCACGAAGCCGACTCCGTCGCCGGTCTTCGAGGCGGCGGCCGTGGCGTAGTCGGACCACGACGACGGGTCCTTGACCGAGGCGAAGCGGCCGTCGGTGCGCATTGGGACCTTGTCCTTGTGCCGCACCCAGCGAGGGCGCGAAGTCAACTCCGACGGGATGCGGGACTGCCGCTCTGCCGCCAACTGCTCCTGCCGGGCAGTGATTCGCGACCGGCTCGCCCGCTTTCTGCAGGTCGCGCCGCAGTAGCGCGCATCGGACCGCGCCATCAGGGGCATCGGGCCAGCGCACTGCTTGCACACGGTGCGGCGGGCAACGGCGGTCGCGGTCATGCACCCAGTCTAGCGGGTGCCATGTCACGACTATAGACCTCTGACCTGCATCGTTACCATCCCGCTACCCGTCACCCGAGGGCGAGTGGACTAGACCGGTCGCGCATCGTCGCAGGTCAGCGGCCTTGGAAACCCGGGGGCGATGTCAGGTGCTATACGGGCCCGATCCCCCAATAAAGTGGATCATGGGATCTCCCCCCAGGTGATCATGGTCAAAATCCATGATCATTCCTGGTTCTGGATCATGGAATCCGCAGCCTTGCGGATCTTGGTTCGACCTTGATCCAAACACTTTTGGATCTTCATCAATCGATCTTCGATCAACCTTCGATGATCACTCAGATCGACGAGTCGACAGCATGACCATGACCACATCGCCTGCCTCGCCCTACCTGCCTGCCGTGCCGGCCGACGCCTACCCGGTGGGCGGGCACGGGCGGCCGGCATGCCTGCCCCTACCCCTCGGCCTGCCCCCTGCCGTCGAGGGAGTGGTGCACCACCAGCCAGCCGATCGACCCGTCGTCCTGGGCGACTGGCCCGCACACAGAGTCGGGTTCGGTGCTGCTGGTGTCGTGGTCGGCCAGGCCGCAGTGCGGCGTGACGTGAAGGGTGCTGCTTACCGTCGCCCGCTTGCTCCGCCTCGTAGCGCCTTGGCGTGTGCGCTCGTGGTCATGCCGGTCGCGGCCATGTGCCTGAGCTGGCAGTAGCCCTTGGCCCTTGATCCCATGTACTTCGACAGGAGCCTGTTGCAGCGGGACCAGTCGCCCGGTGTTCCCCAGCGGATCTTGGCGGCGCCGGCGCCGCGGGTCCAGTAGTTGCGCAGGGTCTGTGCGTTGCCGCCCCCACGTCGGGTGCCGCGTCCTTTGCTGGCCACGGTGATCACTCCTTCTGCGGCGCGGGTCTTTGATCGGCGGGTTCTTGTTCTCCGTCTACCCGCATGATGCTGCCGATGCGTTCGCGGGGTACGGCGAAGCAGACTCCGGTGCTGTCGTGAAAGGTTGCCCAGTCTTGGGTGAGTTCGAGGGTGAGGGCGGGGTCTTCGAGGACGGTGTCGTCGCCGCGTCGTTCGGCGTGGACGATGAGGTAGGCGGGCACGGTCACCGCCTTACAGGAGTCCGGGGTGCTGCTCAGGCTCGCGCTTCCGTCCGGGCTTCGGGTTGGCGCGCTGGGCGTCGTTCCCCTCGCGTGACGATTTCTGCAGGTGGCACTCGGCACACACGCCTCGCAGCTTGTCCTCGGCGTGGGCGTCGGTCTTGGCTTCGATGTGATCGCAGTGGGTGGACGGCCGCACGTCGCAGATCTTGCAGATCGGGTCGCGGGCGAGCACCTTGGCGCGGATGGTCCGCCAGTTCGACGGGAGCCGGGCCTTGCGGTCGGAGCCTTGCCACCCTCCGGCCATCGTTACTCCTCGGGGCTGCGTTCGGTGTCGCTGTTGAGTGCCCAGCCTGCGAAGCCGGTGCGCTGTCCGGGCGGGCTGCTGGCGACGGCGACTCCGTAGAGCCGGACGGCGGTGTCTTCGGCGCGGCCGAGCGGGTCGTCGTCGCTGCCGTGGATCTCGACGCTGATCTCGCGGATGCCGTCGGACAGTTTGACCGTGACGTCAGGCATCGGGCGCGCTGCGCTCGGCAGGCTGTTGGGTGCCGTTGCGCGCGGCTTCGATGAGGTCGGCGACAGGGTCCCACGTGGGCGTGATCGCGCGGATGCGGGCTACTTCCGCGCGAACCCGGGTGAGAGCTTCGTCGTACTCCGCCGCCTTCTGGAGGTGTTCGCAGCTGTCGAAGCTGCGGGGCCAGCCTTCGGTGAGCCAGTCGGGTGCGACGCCGTGGTCGGTCCACCCGCAGTGGCGTTGGCCGATCTCGTAGCCGTGACGGGCCCACTGGCGGGCTTCGTCGCGGGCTTCGGTCAGCTGCTTGGCCTCGGCCAGGTCTGCGAAGTCGACGATGCGTGGCGGCTCGTCTTCCTGCGCCATCGTTCCGTTCGCGGGGATGTCGATGGTGTCCTCGAAGACGAGGACGGCGCGGGCGCCGGTGCGGGCGGCGATGTCGTTGTCCGCGAGGTCGCGGCGGAGAGTGTCGAACTCCGGCTCGCTGGTGGGCATCTGGTCGATGACGAGGATGAATGGCGGCCGGTCATCACCGCTGCCTTCGGGGAGTTCGAGGATCTGCAGGCGGGCCATCAGCTCGTCGCCCCCTTGGGCGCGTCTTCGTCGGCGAGACGGACGACGCTGAGCACGTTGGCGATGGGAATGTAGGCGCAGGCGGATCCGTCTCCGACCCAGCCGATGTAGTGGCTGCCGGAAGGTTCGACGTACTTCGCTTCGATGACCTGCTCGTCACCGGTAAGGAACTTGATCTCGTAGCGGGCCATGGCGCGGGCTCCTGTGGTGTGGGGTTACGGCTTCCAGCGGGGTCCGCGTAGTGCGGCGGGCACGTCGCTGGTGGTGATGGGGACGGTCAGGGCGGCGGTGAACGCGTCGCGAAGCATCCCGGCGAAGCCTTCGGGGTGCGGCTCTCGCTTCGGCTGCTCGGGCGTCTGCGGCCGGTCGAGTCCGGCGAGGATCTCGTCCGTGATGCCGTGGGCGTGGGCGAGGTCCAGCAGCTCGGGGCAGTCGTTGAGGTTGTCGGTGACGGGGTCGCAGTAGTCCTGGACCCACTCGTAACCGCAGCCATCGCAGGCCGCCGCGCGGGGAGTGCTTGCCGCGTCAGGGTCGAGCCGGTGCCGGGCGAGGATGCGACGGTCCGCCTCGCAGCGGCGCAGGATGGCGGCCGGGTCGTTGAGCTCGATGTGGGCGGCGCCCTGCCAGGGCTCGGTGACGTCATAGCCGTGGACCTGCATGAGAACGGTGTCCTCGGTGGCGAGTTCGCCGTAAGGGCAGGTGGGGTCGTTGCACATGTCGCCGATGCTGTGCTCCCAGTGCCACGCGCTGCCACCTGCGTCGCGGGCAGTGGTTTCAGCTCGGTCGACTTGCTGGGTGATCCAGGCGTGGAGATCCATTACGGCGTCGCCTTGTCGTCCGCCGCCTGCGGGGCCTTGAACCCTGCGAAGCCGTCCATCATCTGGTTCCACGTCGACTCGATGTGGTCCTTCGTCGAGCTCTGGCCCGCCGCTCGGACGTAGGCCCGGATGGCCTCGGCCTGTTCGCGGACGTCGATGGGGATGGCGCTGACGACTGCGTTGAGGCAGGCGCCGCCGGATCCGTGTTCGTCTTCGTGATTCAGCATGGCGATGGTCAGGTCCCACACCCACTTGGGCAGGTCGGTGTTGGAAGCCATGGGCGCGGGCCTTCCGTGGGGTCAGGTCTCGTCGGCTTCGCGGCCGTCGAGGCGGTGGTGGGTGTAGATCCACCCGTCGGAGCCGTCGCCCATCGGGCTGGGGCTCGGCGTGGGGCCGCACGGGCAGAGGTCGGTGAGGTCGTGGACGATCAGGTCATCGAGCGGGGCGACGTGGACTTCGTTGCCGCCGGTGTGCTTGGCCAGCCACTGGCCGCTCATGCGGCGAGCGCCCGCCGAATGCCCTCTTCGATCGTGATCCTCGGCTGGTAGACGTCGAGCATCCGTTTCGGATCGCACACCCGGTGGTGAACGCCTTGCGGCGCGGAGGCGAGGTGCTTGAGCTGCGGCTGGTAGCCAGCTTCGGCGGTGACGAGCCCGGCGAGTTCGTCGAACGAGGTCGCCCTGCCCCAGCCCAGGTTGATGGGCCCGGCGGCGTCCTGGTCGACGGCTGCGAGAGTGGCACCGACGAGGTCGTCGATGTGGATCCAGTCGCGCGTCGAGCTGCCGTCGCCCCAGATTTCGAACGGGTCCTGCCGCTCACGGGCCCGGCGGATGAACGCGGGGAACGGGTACGCCTCGTCCTGGTCCTCACCAAAGCCGCTGAATGGCCGCAGGATGTGAACGCGGGTGCCGTGGGCTTCCGCAACAGCCGCCAGCTGCTCGCCGACGACCTTGGCCAGGCCGTAGGTGGCGTCGGGCTTGCCGGGGTTGTCGAGGTCGATGTCCGCCTCGACGAGCCGGTGGATCGGGCCGGGCTGCTGGAGTGCGACCGGGTAGGCGGCCGAGCTGGAGAAGAATACGGCTCGCGGGGTGCCGGTGCGGATCAACCACCGGAAGTACCAGGAGTCCAGCGCCAGGTTCGTGGCCACACCGAGCGGGCTGCCGTCGATGCTGGCCCTGCCGCCGACGATCGCCGCGCAGTGAATGGCGAGGTCGTAAGGCCGCTGGTCGAAGCGGAAGAGGTCGAGTGCGTCGCGGCCGTCGACAAGATCGATGCCGGTGACGTCGTCGCCTCGCGCGTCGAGGGCGGCGTGCAGGTGACGGCCTACGAAGCCAGCGGCACCGGTGATGAGGACGCGCATCGCTTGGACCTCCCGACGACTATCTGCGACCAGTCCACGGCTTCGTGAACGGTGATCTCGAAGTGCGGTGCGATCAGAGCGACGTACCCGCCTTCGTCCCAGGCCCAGGCGTGGCAGTCGCCGTGGAAGTCGGCGGTCTCATGCCGGGGCGAGGAGGCGACGATCCACGTCGTGTGGCGGCTGACCCATTCGACGGTGCCGTGCGGGTCAGCGAGGTGTTCCAGTACTTCGGTGAGCACGGCGAGCTCGCCCCAGCGGGGTACGTCATGCGCGTTGAAGACGTCGCGCCGTTCCGCCTGCACTCCGCGTTCGGCCCATGCGGGTTCGTTGCTGGGCTGGAAGTCGTAGCCCCACGAGGGGATGTCTTTGATGAGGCTGAGGAGTCCTCCGTCGCCGCAGCCGAGGTCTACGACGCTGGCGGGCTGAAGGTTGCGGATCAGCCGGGCGCAGCGCTTGAGGCGGGCCCGATGGTCGGGCTGCTCCAGGTGCGGTGCGCGCTCGCGGTCTCGGTGAAAGTCGATGGTGGAGACGTGTGGGTGTGGTCCGTCGAAGAGCTTCCACTCGGCCACGCGTCAGCTCGCCTTCACGGCCCGGTAGACGCCCCACGGCAGGTCGCTGTCGACGAGCTCCAGTCCGATCCGCTCGCACGCTTCGGCCTGCTGCTCGCGGGACCAGGTGGTGACGCCGATCCAGCTGTCGGCTTCGCCAGGCTGGTCGGAGGTCGGCCAGTCGAGGACGAGGATCCCGCCGAGCTTGGTTGCGGCCCGCAGCTTGCCGATGATGTTGAGGCAGTCGGCGTAGCTGTGGTGGATGAGGACGGCGAGGCTGTAGATGGCGTCCATCTTGCGGCGCCCGAGGTGTGCGGCGATGCCGTCTGCCGTGGCCTGGACGGTGGCCAGCTCGGGGGCGCGTTCGGTGAGCCGGTCGAGCATCTTCTGCGAGGAGTCGACGGCGGTCACCTCGTAGCCGAGCGCTGCCATCGGGATGGCGACGCGGCCGTCACCGCAGCCGAAGTCGAGCACCTTCGCCCCGTCGGGGATGACGGTGGCGAGCATCTCCGCCTGCGCCTTGCCGGATTCCCAGTAGGCGTCCTCGGAGACGCGGCGGAGGGGGTGGATCGCCTCGGGGTCGGCCTGATCCCACGCTTGGATGACGTCTTCGGCGCTCACGCTGCCTCCTCGACGAGCTTCCGCAGCTTGGCCAGGTCGGCTTCGAGGCCGCCGTTGTCGCGGTAGTCGTAGTAGGCGGCCGAGTCGGCGCTGACCTGCTCGGGGCTGTTGACCTCTTCGTAGCCCGCATCGCTGGGCGCCTTGCCCGCCGCCGGATGCAGGTGTTCGATGACCATGTCGGGCAGGTAGGTGATGCGGCCCATGCCGCGCCCCCACTCAACCCAGACCAGATCCATGCAGAGATGGACAAGGCACGGCGGGCTGAAGTACCCGAGCGTCTCGACGATGTCCGACGTCATCGCAACCGCCGTGGCCATGGCCTCGCCCTGGAGGAGGTCATTGCCGTAGACGATGCCGGGCCCACCCGACAGGCACTCCCGGATCCGGAAGTCCCACGCCATCGTGGCGGGCCGGGGCCGGTGGTCGTCACCGAGGAAGGCAAGGTACCGGTACGTCTTGGCGGCCTTCACCCCCTGCGCGTTGAGGGTGCCGCACAGCCGCCGCCGCTTGCCGAACGTGAACCGCACCCGCGGGTCCGCCTTCAGCGCCGCGGCGTGCTTCTTGTACGCGGCCAGCTCCGGATCGTCCGTGTCCACCGCGAACAGCAGATCGGCGGTCGCCCCGGTGTCGTCCCACGCCTGCACGATCTCCGGCACAGCCTGCGGGCGCCCACGGGTCGGGATGATGACGAGCAGGTCGTCGGCCATGGCGCGGGCTCCTTACGCGGGTTCCATCAGGGCTACTTGATGCGTTCGAGGCGAAGCCAGCTGTTCTGTCCCAGGGTGGCTGTCTGTCCGGCTGTACCGCTGGCGAAGGTCACGACGAGGTTGCCTGCGGTGGTGCTGGTGACCAGCGTCCCGGCGATGTTGGCAGCCCTGTTCGCGCCTGTCCCCGACCAGGTGTCCACGCCGGTCAGGGTGGAGATGTACGTGGCGGTGGTGTCGCCCCAGGTCATGGTGGCGCCGGCCGGGCCGGTGAAAGAGTGCGTGAAGTTGACACCGGAGGGACTCTGAATGACCAGCATTCCAGTCATCCGATAGGTGGCGGACGCCTCTACGGGGATCGTGAGAGAGGTGGATGCCGCCTGCGTGGTGGTGCTGTTGTTCTGGGCCGCCGCGGCGATGACTTCCGCAGAAACGAGGCCGCGCACGTTGCCGGAGACGTCCCTCATCCGCAGCGGGACGGCGGCTGCCGACTGGGAGTAGATCGCCGATCCGCCGGTCGGGTTTGTGGTTGGAGCGGTGGCGGCGTCGGCGAGCTGGATTTCACCGACGCCGTTGTCTCCGAGTGCGGCGGCAGAACCGATGAGGGCGTTTTTGCTGGTGTACCAAACGCCCGAGGCGGCGCGTCCTGCAATGGTGTCGGTTGCGGCGTTGCCGGGGCCCCAGTTCAGCTTGCCGTCGGCGCCGACCGTGAGCCGCTGCGCGGTGTCGCCGCCGACCATGGCCTGAAGGATGATCGAGCTGGCGGCTGCGGCCACGGTCGCCGCAGTGCCGGGCCACAGCCAGGATGTGATGTTGGAGCCGGTGACCATCGGCCCGCGCAGGAACGTGGTGTTGCCGCCGCCATCGTTCCAGCCTGCCGACACGGCTGTCAGTGCACCGGACGCGACGGTCACGTAGGCCGAGCTGGTGGCGGACACCCCGTACTGCGGGGTGGTGTTGCCGCTGCCGTCGTCGTTGGCTCCGGTCGTGGTGATGAGGTTGTCGGCGACGACTTTGCGGCTGCTGCTCGCCACCTTCAGTCCGGCGTATCCGGCGGTGGTGGAGTTCTTGCCGTCCCGCTTGAGGTGGCAGCCGGACAGCAGAATGGTTCCGGTGTCGGTCGTGGAAGGTACCGAGATGCCGTTCTGCCCGTTGCGGTCGGTGGCACAGCCGATGAATGCCTGAACGCCCTTGCCGCCCGCCAGGTTGAAACCGTCCAGCCCGCTCCACTCTGCCCGGCAGGCGACCCACATCGAGTTGTCGGCGCCGCTGATGTACCAGCCGAAGCCGGAGCAGCCCAGGACGTACACGTCCTGGAATGTCGAGTCTGTGCTGTTGTTGAGGACGACGCCGTGGGAAGCCGCCCACAGCACCGAGACCCTCTCGAAATGCAAACAGAAGGGTGCCTGCGGGCCGGGCGGGGCGGAAGGGTTGTAAGCGGTGTTGATGCCCTTGCCGGTGACGCTGCGGACTTGGACGTCCCGCAGGGAAAGCATCTGGATCTGACCGGTGGCGAGGATGCCGTCCACCGGCGTGCCTGAGGGGATCGCCGACCCGACGATCGTCACACCCTCGATCTTCACCTCGGAGGAGATGGTGGAGTAGCCGCCGAGTTGCTGGTCCAGCACCTGGATAGCCGCAGCGCCCGAGAAGCTAGCCAGGGGCTTGATGCAGGCCGGGGTGGGTGATGACAGGCTCTGCGCCTCGCCGCCGCCGTGTGCGCCGCGCAGGGTGACGTAGGGCGGGATATTGATGGGCGCGCTGGTGCGGTACACCTTGGCGGGCATGTAGACGACGCCGCCCGCCGGGCAGGCATTGAGGGCTGCCTGGATGGCGGCTGTGTCGTCGGTGACGCCGTCGCCTTTGGCGCCGCGCTGCAGAACGTTGATCCAGTCGAGGATGCGGGGCTGGACGGTGCGGGTCGTGACGGTGGTTGGCCCGACGGCGGTGACGATGTTCGCGCCGAAGGAGACGAGGGTGTTGGTGCCGTCGTCCAGGAGCCCTGCCGTGGCCGCGTGCAGGAAGGCGTTGTCGAGCGTGACCGTGGAGGAGCCGGACAGGCGCGCCCCGTACTGCGGCGAGTTGGTGGAAGCGCCTCCGTCGTCGACGCCGGGGTAGCAGTTGATGCCGTCGATGGTGACGGGGACGGTGGCTCCGATGACGGCCAGGCCGGCGTATCCGCCGCCGCCTGCACCGCCGTTGCGGCCGTCGCGACGGGTCATGAGGCCGGAGATGAGGATCGGCGTGTTGCCTGTGGCGTCGACGAGGACGCCGTGCTGGCCGTTGCGGTCGGTGGAGCAGCCGGTCATCTGCATGCCGCCGGATCCGGCCCAGTCGCCCCAGGCGCCGGTCAGGTGGTAGCCGTGCGAGCCGTTCCATTCAGCGCGGCAGGCCAGGAGCTGGGCGTTCGTGCAGTTGGTGAGGACGAAGCCTTGGGCCCAGCAGCCGATGACCTGCACGTCGTCCAACGTGATGTCGGTGTTGCCGGTGAACAGGATCCCGTTCGCGTGGCAGTTGTCGACCATGACGTGGTGCAGGCGCCACGAGTACGGGAACGTGCCGTCGCCGCGGCTCGCGGTGACGATGCCGTTGTTCGGCATCTGCCGGATCGTCACGTTGTCGAGGACGACGTTCTGTACGTTGCCGCGGGCGAACAGGCCGTCGACCGAGGATCCGCCGAGCTTGGAGCCGTCCAGCATCAGGTCGATGAGCCGCTGCTCGCCGGAAATGTTCGGGTGGGTTCCGTCCGCGTCGCCGATGATCTGAATGACGGAGGTGCCGGTGAACTCGCCTGCGGGCTGAATGTACGACGGGTATTCGTCGCCGGCCATACCGGGCCCGACCATCAGGCTGGCGTGGGAGCCGCGCAGGGTGACACCGTTCTTCAGATCCAGCGTCGCCGTGGTCTTGTACACGCCGCGGGGCAGGTAGACGGTTCCGCCGGGCTGGCAGGCGTCGATCGCGGCCTGCAGGGCGGCCGTGTCGTCGTGGACGCCGTCGCCGACAGCATTGAAAGGCGGCAGGGCGGTGCTCAGCCAGTCGGTGACGCCACCGATGGTGACGTTGCCGGTCTGCCCGTTGACCGCGAACACCGCGCCCGCGTTGACCTCGATGACGGCGGACTGCTGCCCGCCGGTGACGGTGACGCCGTCGGCAGGCTGTTCGCCGCTGATCTGGAGCTTCACCTGGTCACCTCCGGCGAGATGATCGCGCGCCCGTTGAGGAGGCGGACCACGATGGAGCCCTGGTACATCTCGAGGTCCCACACGCCGTTGCGGGTGATGGTCTGCGTCTGGGCGGCTGGGATGGCCAGCCGGACTGCCGCGCCGCTCACGAGCAGGTAGGGCGTCAGGTCGAGGAGAAGTTCGCCGTTGTCGGCGGGGGCGGAGCGAATCTGGGCTCGGGCTCCCCAGCCTGTCCAGGTGAAGGAGTCGTCGTCGGTGACCGTATAGGTCTGCACGAAGGTGCTGCCCTGTTCGATGCACAGGTCCCAGTCTCCCGCGGCCAAGGCTGCCACCTCCGGGATTCCGCTGCTGTCTGCGTCGGCGGTGAGCTCCGCTTCGCCGGTCAGGTCTGCGACGGCGTGCGCGGAAAGCACGGCTGCCGCGCCGAGGGCGCTGTCTGCTGCAAGGTCTGCTGCGGCGTGTGCGGACACGAGGGCCGCCGCGGCGAGGCTGCTGTCTGCGGTCAGGTCTGCCGCTGCGGTCCATACGGCGCCGTCGGACAGGGTGTTGAACAGGTCGTACTGCGCCTCGTCGGCGGTTCCGGCGTCGCGGTGGGCGGACAGGTCCAGGGCGCACGTGTCGACGCTCGCGGTGACCCAGCCGGGGGTGGCGAGGGTCCGCTGGTTCGTCCATGTCGTGCCGTCTGGCGAGGTGTCCCAGTAGACGTTGGTGCCGTCCTCGCGCAGCCGCAGGAACTTGTGGGTAGTCGCGTTGTAGGTGACGGTGACGGCGCCCGGGTCGTAGTAGCCGGTCTCCGAGCTGAACTTCAGCAGCCCGGTGACGGTGTTGATGACGAACCCGACACGGACGCCGGAGGTCGCGATGTCGGGGGCGTTGACGAACACGGAAGCGTAGGCCTCGGTCGCGGTCGACGCTGCGGGCACGGCGGTGACGGCTACGAAGAAGGTGGCGCCAGCCATGGTCCAGCTGTACGCGGTCTGGTAGCCGGCGTAGCCCGTCGTGCACGGCACGTGCGCCTTGCCGCCGCTTTCACTGACACCGCCGTAGGCGTTTCCCCAGTCGGGCCCTACGGTCCCGTCGTTGAAATTGTCGACGAGCGTTGAGAGGGACGGCATTCAGCGCCTCCCTCGTCAGCTCAAGGACAGAGTCAAAGAACCAGCGGTGAGTCGAAGCTCGTCACCGGCCGCGACGGTGCGGGACGCCGACAGGTTGCCGTACCAGAGCCGCACCGGGGTGCCCGCGGAGTCCCAGATCTCCACGCCGACCACGGTCGCGGCCGGCATTCCGGAGAACACGAGGTCGGCCGAGTTGGCGGTGGCGCCGTTGACGGCCGCGCCGGCGGTGATGGTCTGGCGGGCGTAGCTGCCGCCGGTCACCTCGGTGCCGTTCGTGGTGTCGGTGCCAGCCGCGGTGACCAGCGCGACCTTGAGGGGCGTGGTCGGGGCGGTAGCCGTGTTGCCCATGATGAAGTCGAGGCAGCGATTCTCGCCCGTATTCGCAAGGTTGTCACTTATGACAATCACCGCCTTCTCGACTGCGTTATCGAATAAAATGCAGACATGTGCTCAATAGACGGTTGCACGCGACCGATTCACGTCCAGTCACGCGGATGGTGTCGAGCTCACTATCTTCGCTGGCATCGATTCGGTGACCCGCTAGGCTCGGCCCGGAAGGATGAGCGAACTCGATACCTCGAAAAGGTTGACCGGCGAGGCCCGGACGAGTGCTGGCCTTGGACTGGAGCATTCACGAACGTGGGCCGTGGCGCGTTCCGCTGGCGAGGCAAGACCCGCATTGCGACGCGCGTCGGATGGGAGATTGCCCACGGATCCCCGCCGGGAGAGCTACATGTCTGTCACACCTGCGATCACGGCTGGTGCCACAATCCAAAGCACTGGTTTCTCGGCACCCATCAGGACAACATGACCGACCTCAAGGAGAAAAACCTCCCTCGCGGTCGTCCCGTAGGTACGACACCCGAGATGGACGCACAAATAGAGTCCGCGCTTGAGGTGGGGGAAAGTCACCTCAGTATTGCGCGGCGGCTCGGAATTGGCCGCTCGATCGTCGACCGTCAAGCCCGGGGAGAGCGCAATTTTGTGCGCTCTCCAGCACCGCAGCGCACGCCACCCCGGCTTTGAGCTAGGTAACGCTGAGGATTCCGGCTTTGCGGACGACGTTTTCGGCGCCGGGCGGATCGAGGTTGATCCACACCCGGTAGTCGCCTGCCGTGAGGGGCAGGCTGCTGGCGGGGCCGACGAGGATCCGGGCGTCTGTGCCAGCCCATTCGGCGTCGCGCCATTCGCTGTCGGCGGGGTCGGCGCGGTGGGCGACGACGGCGATACGCACCGGGGTGCTGGTGCTGTCGACGCCGACCGGGAGGGTGACGGGGACGTGCAGGTATTCGGTGGAGGTGGCGGGGATCAGCACGGGGCGCCCACCTTCCAGCCGCTGCCCTGCGGCGTGCTGGCGGGCCACGGATCGCCGTGCGGCAGCCCTGTCTTCCACGGGCTGTAGGGGGCGCCGACGGTGATGGTGACGTCGTCGTGGGCGGTGTGCGTTGTGCCGCTGGCCGTGAGGGTGGCCGTGATGGCGGTGGCTGCGGCTCCGGCGGTTGCCGTGGCGCCTGCTGCTGTGAGTGCTGCGGCGGCGTTGAGGCTGGCGCCTGCGGACGTCGCGTGGACGCCTGCCGCTGAGAGAACGCCTGTGCCGTTCAGGGCGGCGTCTCCGAGCACGGGCGGCACGCCCGTGAACCCATCGGCCGTGAGCGTGGCCGCGGCCACGAGGGAGGCGTTGCTGCGGTAGGCGGCCTGTCCTTGAGCGGCCAGGTCTGCTGTGGCAGCGATGCCCGTGCTGGCTTGGGTGTTGCGCAGTCCGTCTGCTGCGAGAGCGGCGGTTACGGCGATTCCCGCCTGCCCGGGGTGGTCTATCAGCCCGTCGGCGGCCAGCGCGGAAGTGATCGCCAGGTCGGCGGTGCCGCTCGCCCCGTATTGGCCGGTCGCCGCGAGGGCTGCTGTGGCCGTGAGGGCGGTGTCGCCTGCGGTGGCTCGCAGACCGGACGCGGTCAGGGCCGCGGTCGCGGTGAGTGCCGCGTCGCGGCTGGCGGCTACGGTGCCGCTGGCGTCCAGGATTGCCGATGCAGTGAGAACCGCCCCTGCAGAGGCCGCCCGCGTGCCGTCTGTCGTAAGGCTGGCTGCGACTGCTATGCCGGAGGCGCCGGTTGCGGCGCGCAGGCCCGATGCGGACAGTGCTGCCGTACTGGACGATGCCGCACCACCAGCAGCGGCTCGCAGGCCGGTGGCGGCGAGTGTGCCGGTGCCCGACAGCGCGGCGTCGCCCGTGGTGCCGGAGGTGACGTCCGTGGCGGTGAAGTTGTCGAAGCGGAGCGCGCTGGTGGATTCGGCGCGGAGGCCGACGGACGTTCCGGTCGTGACGGCGGTGTTGACGACCGACACTCGCTCGACCCCGTTGACGAAGCCTTTGATCGTCGATCCGACGGCCTGGACTTTCGCGATGTCGCCCGCCACGGCTGCTGCCGCGTAGCTGCCGATGGAGGTGAAGCTGCCGCCGACGACGCTGAAGAGGTTCCACGAGGTGCCGTCGTTGCGCCACAGGTAGCCCTGAGTGATGGTGCTATTGCCGCGGGCCCAGACGCCGTGGCTGACGGCTGAAGTGGCGGCGATGGTGATCTGGGCCGAGTGGTCGTTGGTGGCCATCGCTCCGGTGGCCCGGATGATGATCGTGCCGCCCGCGTTCCCGGACGACAGCTGGTTGGAGATGATCGACCAAGTCCCGGATACCTGAGTCCAGTTGGCGCCGGGGCTCCCGTCAGCCCGATTGAAGTCGTCACTGAAGCTGACCACGAGCCCTCCCCGTCAGGGCGTCACGCCGCCTGGGGAGTGAGGGCGGCGCTGAGAGTGGCCAGCGAGAACGAATCAGCCGACGCCCAAGCCTTCGACGCCGTCAGCGCCACCGTGAACAAGAGCGTCCCGGCAGACGACGCCGTCCACACCGAGATGTGGGTGAGCGTTTCCGACGTGCCACCGTTCGTCCACGCCAACGGAGCTGTACCGAGGGACAGCGACGATCCGGACGAGGAGCTGGAGAAGACGAACGAGTTCCGGGTCGTCGAGCCGACGGACACGTTGGAAGTGCCGGCTGCGCCGGGGTCGCCGGTGTGCAGCTGCACGAACGTCCCGGCAACGGCGCTGTATGCGGCGCCGCCGTTGCCGGTGGTTCGGAGCGTGTTGAGCCAGCCGGAGACGAGGCTGGGGGCGAGTCCTGCGGTCATCGGTCCCCCTCGTTGGGGTCAGGCTCGGGCTCGGTGGCGTTCTCGGGCTGGGCGGGGGTGACCTCACCGGAGGCCTCAACGGTGATCACGAACGTCTGCGGTTCTGCCACAGCGACGCGCCTTCCTGTGCAGCGCCGCTGTGGCGCACTGGGGGTCTGTCCCGCCGCCCGACGGGGGGCGTGGGCGGCGGGACTCGGGACCGGATGAGCGGCCAGCCCCGGCTTGGGGTTTGCGTCCGCCCGGCCCCCCACAGGACCGGGCGGACGAGGTGGGCCGAGCGCGGGGCGCTCAAGGCCCGGCCTGCGCACCACCAGCGCAGGGGTCTCAGGCGGCGAGTAAGGGCGCCGTCTCGATGATGTCCGGCGTGGGACCGGGTGCGATAAGCGCGCGGGTGTCGGAGTCGCGGCGAGCTTCGGGGAGTTCGGCGAGGTCGTAGAGAACGCCGTTCCTGCGCCGAGCCGGGTCGTGGTGGCGGGTGAGTCGGCCTTCGGCTGCCCACCGCCGGATGGTCGTGGCGGGCCGTCCGGTCCAGTAGGCCGCGAGGTCTTCAGGGACGAGGTGCTCGGGCATGTTCACCCCCGGGCATGCGAAAGGGCCGCCAGCGGGGGCGGCCCTCCAGACACAGCGAGATCGATTGGAGCACACCATACGCTCAGCGCTGATCAACCGGCAAGTCGCGTTGCTGAAATGGCATCACGGCGACTCACGCGAGCTGATCGAGATCGACGACCCCCCGGAAGCGATGTCCACACGGATTCAGGTTGATCAGGAGCGCCCGAGCGTCGACTCCGAACGCGGGAGGCTCGACCATCGAGTCCACCTGCTTTACAACCGCGCCGCACTCTGGGCAGGGCGGGAGCGGCGGATAGTCGGGCTGTTGAAGCACCTGCTGGATGATGGCGCGCTCGCGCTGTACCAGAGCATTTCGCATGGACGTGAGCTGCTCCGGGTCGAGTTCGATGCGACTCACGCTGCAACCTCTTCCTGTCGGATGGCCAGCTCGGCAAGCACCCGCTCCTGCGCGGCCCGGAGTTCCCGCCACTCCCCCAACGTCTCCCACCGGCTCCCGCACACCGAGCAGTGGACGCGGTGGCTGTCGGCGCGCGCGGTCAACGGCGCCGCGCACGGCCCGCCTTCGCCCGGGGTGGGGCAGGCGCCGATCTGGACGCGGCCGGGCTTCCGCTCGTCGTTGACGATCGCCAGGCATTCGCCGTGCAGGCGCCGCAGTTCGTCGATGTCCTGCCCCACCTCCTCATAGGACGAGCACGCCCACAGGAGATTGTTGGCGAGGAACTCGACCAGTTGCGGCACCGCTTGGGCGGGGCTGCCGCGCCACGGGGCGACCGTCCAGCCGAGCACGGCCCGCCACGAGTCTTCAATCGCCGACAGCCGGGCTGCGACGCCGCCGGGGCCGACGAGGGCGAGGACTTCGAGCCGGGGCGGAATCGGCGGAGTCTTACTGCCGGAACCGCCGCCGCCTATCCGACGGGCGCCCCGCATCAGGGCCGCCGTCGTGTTCAGCTTCACGAACAGGCCGGGGAGTTCGGCGAGGCGGGCCGCTGTCGCGTCCTCGTGGGGCCGGCAGACGAGCCGGTC